CCATATAATTCGCTCGACTCATCACAAATTATACCATCAGGAGACGCCGCAATATAGCTATATTTAGCATGTGGAATACAACCAAATTGACTTACTTTTGTATTATTAATATGTTCATAATATAATAACGAAACAGGCTCATATTTTTGTCCCCAATGTAATGGAGAGCTTAAGTTTGTTACCTTAAATTTATTAACATCAATTGGTTCTGATTTTTCAACAATCAACTGTGATTGACTATAGTCACTTTGAAATATTTTATATATATTAGAAGCTGTTAATGTAGAACGTCTAAAAATATACCATTCGTCGCTTCGTTGTTCTGCTTGCACAATATTCTTCAAATAGTTAAGTTGTAGTTTAATTTTATTAAAGTTAATTGTTAAGTTTATTGATTGATTACAAGAGTCTTTAATAATATGTGTATTAGCATATGAACGACGAGGTATATAAAATTTAAATACTAGCTTTTGGCATATTTTAATACTTTTATATAGCAAATCTTTTGCCGCAATTTCATTAATATTAAATAGTCTACGAGCATTAGGCTCTTCTATAAATTGTATATAATATATATTATATGTTGTTTCCTGTACTTCATCATATAAATCATTATATATAAGTTGCATTAAATTAGTATTAATAAATTCTAGCATAGTGTCGCTAATATTTGCTAATAGGTCTTGATAATTAGCACAAATTAATGGATCTACTAAATCAATAAGTGATCCTATATTATATTTAGTAATTAAGTAGTTAGTAAAGAGAATATATTTTGATGTCATAACTATTTACTATTTACTATTTAGTTCTTATAAATAATTAGTATATAGTATTTAATATTCAATTTTATAACTATTTAAATTGTTTAAATACTAATCTAAATAGTTATATTTTAATTTAAATTAGTATTTAAATTAGTATTTAAATTAGTATTTAAACAAGTTACACAATTTATTTAAGCCCCATTTTCATGTATTTTTATTGTTTTTACCTTTAATTTTTTGTCTAATGGTAAACTTTTTACAGTAGAAACATGTTTATCATCTTTTCTTAATAAAAACGAGCGCGCAGTTATATCAAATAATAAATGGGGTATATCTAATATTGTGCCTCCTATTTTATCATAGTTTACATCTTTTGCCTTGCTTAATGCTTTGCGCTCTAAACATTTAATCAAATAATTTTTACATTTATTACTTTCTTCGCCTGATAAAGTATATTTATTTTCTAAATGTTCAACATAATTTACTAACTTTTTCACTTTTTGCGTTTTGTCTAATTTACACCAGTTCTCCTTTTCATTTGCGATAGTTTCATTGTTTAAAAAATTTGATAATGTGCTATTATTTGTATTTACAATAAGCGGAACGATTTCGGTTCCATTAAATCGCTTTGTTTTATAAGCAATATTTTGCAGTTCTTTACAATTATTAGATTTATCTTTTTTATTGCCTTGGTCCACGTTAGGTGGTTTTTCTATAACATGTTCATTTAAATTTACATTTAAATTAGTAGCACTCAAATCTTGCAATAGCTGTTCTCCATTTTGAAAACTCATCATTATAATAAGTTTAACGTTTTAATTTTATATATTAATAATATATTATTGTAATATTATTATAAATTTATGAACAAACATATACTATTAAATAACAGTATAAAATATAATGACTACAAAAATTCATATGATATTAGTACTAATGTTAAATCACTTTATAACAATGTTATAAAAGAAACTAAAAAATCTTATATAGAGCTACAAGAACAAAGTATTAATATGTTAATCTATTATGACAATTATGATAAACAATTAGATTGTATTAATGCTCTATATGAGGAACTATGTAATAGTTATGGTGAAAATACTAATTTAAATTATGAGAAGCAACATTTTTTACAAGCATTAAAAAAAAAGCTATCTTCATATAAGCAACAAGATATAAAAAAACATTATCATGAGCTTAATAATTTTATTACATTAGAAAATATTATTGAAAAGTTAGTGTCTTGTTCTATGAAGTGTTATTATTGTAATGCCAATACACATATTTTATTTAAAAATGTGAGAGAAGAAAGTCAATGGACTTTAGATAGGCTAAATAATTATGATGAACATAGCAATGCAAATACTATTATATGTTGTTTAAAGTGTAATTTACAACGACGCCGAAAAAATAGTACAAAGTTTAAGTTCTCAAAACAAATGAACATTATTAAAAAAATTGAGTAGCTTTAATAACATATAACTCTTTATATAACCATGACCTCTAATACTAATACCAATACTAATACTAATACTAATACTAATACTAATAGTATTATAAATACTATTGCTAAAAAAACAGCACTTATTAACAAACTACTTGAACGCTTAAAAACTGCGTCAATTTCATCAAATGATTATGTATCATCAAATGAGCCGTTTTTTAGAAATGATAAAAGTGCGCAACCTTTCCAACAATACAATAAATTATTTATTAATGTAGACCTTCCAGAGGGGTTGAATCATAATATTAAATTGTTATATGAGTTGTTAGGCAACCAAAAAAAGGAAATTTATTATGGACCATGGACTATTATGAGCGTTGAAGAAGCATTAACAAGATATAAAAATCTATGTAGCCAAGGACAAACTAATGTATTCACTATTGGTTATAAATATGGAGGAATGGGCTATATTGACCTGTTAAGTTGTGATTTAACAAGTCATTTATTATTTTATAGTGTTGATGGTGGTTCTAACGACTACGATAGATGCTATAATGCAAACAATTTAATTACTAATGGATCAACTCCTTATGACAAATTTTATTTTAGTGATTGGTTTTATAATGTGTAAATTGTAAATAATGTAAAACTATTATTATTTTTTTCAAATAATAATAATACTTTTATATATACAACTATGGCAAAAACAAAAGGAGTTAAAAAGCATTTAAGAAGAAAACAAAAATCTAGAAAAATGAAAGCTAAGGGTATGAAAAAAGTAGTAGCTAATTATCTTGGCAAAATATTAAATGATGTCCATTTAAGAACATACGGTCAAGAATTTGCTGATCCCGGAGAGCCATCGGTTGTATCACAAATAATGTCGCATATACCTTCAGCAAAAACAGAATATAAAAATCGCCTAACTAACGCACTTGCCTTAAATACAAGAATTTTAGCCGAACAAAAAGCAGAAATAAAACGTTTAGAAATGTCAGGCATTAATGGTCCATCGCGACGAACTCGTAGTGGTGCTAGACCAACTATAGACCCTACGCTTTTAGCATTATATTTGGAAAGAGATTATACTGAACGAGCTATTATGGCTAACCAATACGCGTTACAACAACTACAAAACGAAAGTCCACGCCCAAGATTTATCCCTCGTCCAAGAGTTAACTATGCTGAATTGCTTAGACCAAAACCTGGATGGGATGATGAAAGAATGGCATATATAGTGCGTGAACGTGGACGAGAGGCTTATTATGTTTAATGCGTATACAAGTTAACATAGTAGCGCTCTAAATAAAGCATTACATTATATTTATCATCATCATTTAAATCGTTATAATTTTCATTATTTTTAATATATAAGACAACTTTATTTGACTGTTTATTAATAGTTACATAAACATAGCTATGCGCAATTAGGTTAGTAGCTAAAGCAACAATGCGCGCTTTATATAGAGTTTCGTCCATCATTAAAATATAATAATTAGTTTTTATATTAATTTACTAAATATTATACTTTATATCAAAAGTTTGACTTAATAGTTTTGAGCATATTTGATTTTTTTCATATGACATTTATTGTCTCTACATTTTCTTGTTCCTGTTCTACATCTTTTGATTTTATTTGTTCTTTTCCACGATGATTTTCTATAACATCTTTTATCAGAATAGCAACGATGGCGTGTTTTTCTACAAAAACTTTTACTCATATTTATATATATATAAAATAAAATAATAGAAAATATTAGAAAATAATAGAATATAATAGAGTTATTTAGTCCCTAACCCTAATAACGAAAATATTCATATAATATAGTTATAGGAGTTCTAGGATTATTAGCTAAAATATAATCACCCCCCAAGGGATAATTATTTAATGTATTATAACGAGTTTCAGCGCAACAAGTTAATGGAGCTTCACCTATATAATGTAGACAAGCTTGTGATTTACCCTGATAATCATTAATTGTTATTTGTCTTATACTTTTTTTTGCATCATTAAAGTCGCCTCCTAAAACTATTAGTTTTGGATTCCATATAACTTTTATTTTTTTTGATCTCGCCTTCACTTCTATTTTTATTTGTGCTTCACTCAAGAACATTTTTATAGCAATATATAGGCTTGATTTTACCAAGTTTGGTTCATTTGGGGCTTGTATATTAACTAAATTTACCCCATGTTCTGTATGAACACATAAAATAGGGCGCCCATAATTCTTTGGCTCAATAGTGCCGTATACTCCTCTAAAACTTTTTCCCATATCTTCACCATAACAGGCAACAAATTTCCCTAATCTATTATGGTTCCATATTGTTAGAACTGTTGGGTAAGTGCCATAATTGCCTCTAACAGAAAAAGCCACATAGCTATAGTCTCCAAATGTGCCTCTTGAATAATATGACCCATCAGTTCCTATTGGAATATTTCTTTCTTCTTCAATAAATGTAGTGTTATTTGCGTTAGCAGCAGCAGCAGCGATGAGAGCAGGAGCATTAATTGTAGAACCAGCAACGGCAGCGACCGCGGCAGCAGTGGCTGTTGCAGCTGCATCAGCCGCAGCCGCAACAGCAAGAGATTCAATGATTGATTGGTACCCCCCTTCAAAATTACCATCTGAATTCAATGTTACTTTTGTTCTATCACTCGTTGAAACACGAGGGTTATCATTCGTTTCTTGAATAAAAAAGGCATCCATGCGTTTTTCAATAAAATGGTGGACTATTGTTGCTATTGAATTTTTAAAATACTCCCTTCTATCGGGACCTGCTTGTCTTTTCAATAAGAAAGCTTCACTGCCAATTGGTATTTCTGGACCTACATCAGCTACCCAACTTGTATTAGCACTACCTATTTTAAAAGGTCCACCAAGGCCATCAAGATTTAATTGTACCATTATAAATTTGTGGTCTGATGTTTTTGAATATGGACCAGTTGGTTGAGGAAGACTATAAAGCACTGTACCTGTATTATCTATAATATTTCCATATACTAGGTTGTCTTTAATAGAAATTGAACCATCTGAATATAAAGTATAACCATCGTCATCATCATTTACCTTAAAATCTGGAGCTTTACATACTTCTCCTCTATTATTTTTAAGAGTCAGTCTTCTGTTTTTATAATTTAACATACGGCTAGATAATGGTTCTGGTAACATATATAACATACTAGACGAACTAGGTGACGATATACTTGAAGAACTACTCGAAGACCTGCTCCGCGATCTGCTCCGCGTTCTGCCTCGCGTTCTGCCCCGCGATCTGCCCTGCGATCTGCCCTGCGATTTTTTGTGTGAACTGTTTGATGACATATATAATATATTATAATATAATATAAACATTGTCTAACGTTAACTAATGTTAATTATTACTAAATAGCGATTTATAATAATCAAATGTAATAACACTCGAATCTACTAGCTTTCCATTAAAATTATAGCTTGACTTAAGTTCGCGTGCTATAATAGGTTTAATTAAACTATAACTACTACACCCTATTACAATTCCATCGCATTTGGCAATAAATGCTTTATAACCTATTAGCTTACTTAATGCTTCAATTACTTTAACACTATTTGTTATTTCATTTTCTACTAAATTTAAGCTAGCATAGGCTATATTAACTGATTGACCTTTTAAGAGCTTGCTAATCCATCCTATTTTATGTGTTAGCGATGACGATAGTATTAATAGTGTTTTATAATTATGTTTTTTAATATATAAACACATTGGAATAATTGGTTCAATAATTAATGTATTAGCTATTATAAAATTGTGTTTAATTAATATATCAAAAATAGAAGATGACGCACTAATACACATAATAATACATAGGTCATACTTTTTCAAAGCTTGCTGTGAGTGTAAATTAGTAATTAAAAGTTGTAATGTATAATCTCGCAAACTTTGTTTAGTAATTTTAGACAAATTAGAAACAGCTAACTTAACTAATTTAAAATCTAAATGTTTAATTGCTCTAATTGAATGTATAAAAGTTTGTCCGCCTTTAGCACTATCAATTATTAATAATTTCATAATATAATAGTCTATTATAATAGACTAATATAATAGACTAATATAATAGACTATAAAAAATAATTTAATAAATTAATACTTAAATAGTATTGGTTTATTACTAATAAATGGTCCAAAATTTTGATACACAAAATGATATATTACTAAATAAGCTATTGCTTTTTTACAAAAACACAGAATATTTTGATAAAATGATAAGTATTATTAACGGCACCTCTAAAATCTCTCTACGTATAGTGGATTGGTTTGTAACAAACTATTCAAAAAAAAATTATTGTGTTATTGAGAACGCGGAAACCAACGAACGATTCAAAGTTTATAATGATTATAAATTGAAGCTTAAAGCGTATAGTAAGAAAAAATTCGATCCTTTTTGCAGATGGGATAGAATAAATGTTCCATATAAAGATACTATGTGCGTCCAAACCACATTAGGACAGCTTAATTTTTTTAAATGGACTATTGAAAATAAAATATTAGAATATATTGAAAATAATTATAGCACAATTGAAAATGATATGAATTTAAGAAATAGTTCAGCAAAAGTAAAAAATACATCTATTAATTCAAATACATCAATTGAAAGTTCTGACTCATATACTTCGACTAGTTCAACTAGCTCAAGTGCTTCAGACACATCTGTAATAAATAATTTAAATAAAACACGAAAAAAACGCGAAGAGCTTTCCTCAAATGCTTCTAAAATTATACAAAAAGAATTTATAAGCACAACGTTGGTATTTAATTAATATGTTAAAATTAATATGTTAAAATTAATAAAATATAAAACTAATATTTTATTAATTAATTAGTTACTATGGGCGTTAATTACAGTATAAATAAAGTCAATTTTGAATACGTTCAAAATTATTGTAATTTTAAAAACGATAAACTATTGTTAATTAATACATTAGCTTATTCTAAGCAAGATTGTTTAATCAAAAATACAATAACAGCATCACAAGAAGAGGAGATTTTAAATAGCTATTTAAAGAAAAATAAAACTATTATTATTTTAATATATGGAGAGAATTGTACTGATAATAAAGTAATTGAAAAATATAATCAGCTTTATAAACTGGGATTTACAAACTTGTATGTCTATATAGGTGGGCTATTTGAATGGTTATTGTTACAAGATATATATGGCGAAGATGAATTTCCAACTACCTCCAAAATATATGACATATTGAACTACAAAGGTAAAAATGTGTCAAAATAGCGCTAGCTATAAAAGCATTAAAAAAGTTGAATATTGCATTTTATATTTTATAATTTATATATTTTATAAAATACTATATAGTACAAATATGTGTATTACACCAGTTAGCTCTAATAGCTCTAATAGCTCACTAGAGTCTGTTATTAGTTATTATAGCAATACTATACCAAATACAAATACTTGTATTAGTACAAGTATAAATACTTTAGCAACTAGTCCATTACTATTATATAGTTGTAAGTATTGTTCTAATAATATTAACAAAAATATGAATATATATAGAGGATATAATCATTCATTTTGTAGTAATTATTGTCGTTCTAATTATTCACAAAAAATAGCTTTAGTAGACTATTATTTAAATAATTACGAGTTATGGTTATAAAAGTAATAGTGTTTTGTAAAAATGCTGCTACTTAAACTTTACAAATAAGTTTTAGAATACTTTTTTTTATAATTGTAAATTATAATTATAATATAATTATGAATATTGACACTGTGTTATTAGATTTAGAAGTAATTAGACAATTAAATGAAAACGATAAGCTGTCTGTAATAAATTTGATTGGATCAACACGATTAGCTGTAGATAGTTGTAAATATACTTCAGCTTTCACACGATATTATTATAATTATAATAGAGAAACCACAATCACTTATTTAGAAAACTTAACTGGGACTATAGAAAAGACAGCCGAATTTTTAATAAATGGAGACCACAGCGAAGAATGTGAAACTATTTATGCTGCTTTAGTAAATGCGTTAAAAGGTTTAGAAAATTTGAAAATAACATACATAAATGATTCAATAATAGTCGCAAAACTAACATTACTAATTAATAAGTTTAAAGCTGTTGCAAAAAAAGTGGACAATTGTTTAACAAATTGTGCCAACTATATTAATGATTGTGAGTCATCTTCAAATAGCAAAGCTAGTACAATAAATAATGAAGAATAGAATGTTCAATTAGAGAGAATTGTGTTTATATTATTAGTTTATTTAGTACTTTAAATCTAGTTTTAATATATTTAATTTAAATTAAATTAATTTAATTTAATTTAATTTAATTTAGTTTAATTTAATTTAATTTAGTTTAATTTAATTTAATTTAATTTAATTTAATTTCTTTAAATTTAAAATATTTAGATTATATATAAAATGCTAGAACTCTTGACATCACGCAAAACCGAAGAAAATCAGGAAGGTGGCAGAAGACGTAGAAGCCGTCGCGGCTCCAGAAAAGGCTCCAGAAAAGGCTCCAGAAAAGCTAGAAGAGGTTCAAAGAAACGGACCGCAGGCAAATGGATAGGTCACGTTAAAAAGTTTGCCAAGGATAACAACATGTCTTTCAAAGACGCCATGAGTAGTTCCGCGTGCAAAAGTTCATACAAAAGAATGTAAATTTTTTATAAAATAGTTTAATATATTATTTAAATGGCTTTAAATACTTTTTAAATAATATTAATTATGAAATGCTTTATAGATAAAACCTTTAGCACTAAGTTTTTATATTGAACGTCCGCGTTTAGCTGAACCACTTTTACTTTTCTTTAGCGTAAAAGACCGCGTTTTTTTCATATTTTCAACAACTATTAGCCATTGCGGGTCATACTTATATATTTGTTTTAGATTACTATTTAAAAACATTAAACCTGGATTTATAGAGTTTATATGTGTTTCATTTATACTAATTTTATAGTAATGTAATTTGACTATTAATTTATTTAATTTATGCACATAATATTCTATTACCATTAGTGGAGTAATAGAAATATCTTCCGGAGTATGTTTAGCACACTCATCATGTTCCCATACTTCATTAAATGTGCGTGTGTCGTCCTCATTTGCTATTTCTTCTATTAAGTCTTCATCTATTATAATATCTAACACAGATGTTACTGGTTCTTGTATGGTAGCTCCTAGTCTATTTCTAGCATATAATAATATTTTTATCATAATCTTTAAAACATCTTGAATACATATTACTGCTTTATAAGAAGGCAATAACACATCATTTATAAGAGCATGAATTTTAGATGCTTTTCTGGGCAAATCTCCGTCTCTATTTAATTTAAATTTATTCATTAAAGAACCATAATCTATTACAAAAAAAGTATCAGCAAGCAAGTCTGTTTTAAAGACAATTATTCGGATACTTTCCATAATTCTGTCTCTCGATCTATCTTCTCTTTGCTCAACAAACTCTCTCATAATAGTTTTAATAAAATCTAACGCGTCGGCATATTCCATATGCTGTTTAGCGCTATAAATTTGCCCAAATAAATCTGGTTCCCATATGTCTTTATACATTAATCCATAGTTGTATCTATGACGTAATGTTGAATGTGGGTCTCGTGATGGTCTAGGTTTTGCCCTATTTATAGGATTTATTAAAATAGGGGGTTGTCTTAATGCCATATTATATATATAATGTTATAATAAACTTTTTTATAAAGAAATTTAAAATAGTATAAATGGAATAATTTTTTACTCTTAAAGGAATGTAATAATATATAATATATAATATATGCCATATAATATTTCTAAAAAAAATCTAAGAAACCATAAGAAAACATATAGATACAGTTATAGACATAGTCATAGTCATAGACATAAAAGCAAACCTATAATAAGAACTAAAATTAGTAAAAAAATAAAATCAAGAATAAGATCAAGAATAAGATCAAGAATAAGATCAAGAATAAAATCAAGAATAAGAACCAGAAAAATGCAATCTGGTGGTTTTGGAACGATAGAAGCTATAGGGATTCCAACTGGTTGTCTTGCTGGTGCCTTGCTTTTATTGTTAATTTTTGCCAGGTGGGAAAATAAACGGTATGAAAAGCAGAAGGAGCAGGAGAATAGGAGTTGGGATGATGACCATCCTTCTACGGGGTACAATGCGTTGGCATTGGCGGCAGCAGCGGCGAGGGCAGCGGAGGATAGGGCAGCGGCGACGGTGGCGGCAATGCTTGTAACGGCGGCGGAGGCAGGGGCGGGAGCGGGGGCGGCAGTGAGAGTGGCGATCACTGCGATAAAAGATGAGAAGCGGGCAAGGGCGGCGGAGGCGGCGGCATGGACAAATCTACAACAGGCAATAAGGGCAGAAGCGGATGAACGGAATCAGGGAATGCAGAACGACTTCGTTGGACAGGCTCAGGCCGCAGCTCATCATGTGATACAGGCAAAGGCGACATTAGAGCAGGCGCAGGAGACTTTGAGGGAAGCAAGTATGGTCAAGGTGGAAGCATTTAAAGGGATGAGTAAAGAGGATATTAAGATAGTGGAGGCACATGAGGCAAGGGATGCTACCGCAAAGGATGCTGTGGCAAGGGATGATGTGGCAAGGGATGCTGCGGCAAGGGATGCTGCGGCAAGGGATGCTGCGGCAAGGGATGCTGCGGCAAGGGATGCTGCGAAGAAGGCTGATGATGAAGCGGCGGTGGAGAGGTTGAGGGCTAGGCAGAGGAGAATGTCAGAAGAATGGAATGTGCGTCGCGCGACAAGGGCACTAGAGGAGAAAGATGACAGGAAAGAACGAAGGAACGAACTAGATATTAATCCATATGATGCCAAGAGTAGACCAGAGTGGAAGGTAAAAATGCAGGCAGGAGGCACCCCACCCAATATAAAGCGATTATATACTATTATAAAGCCTCTTATAATTTTTATAAATGCATTATTACTATTTATTCCTAAGTTCTTGGCAGAATTAATACTAAAAAATGTAGTATATCTAATGTATAACACGACCGCATCTTATAATAAGACCATATCAGCTCGTATTCTTACATTTATTACAGATTGGCCATACAAAAAAAAAGATGAACGCTTAGCCTCAACTACAAATCTGTTAGATTTTCAAAAAGATATTCCGAGTAATGAAAGCACTGTTGTTACTACTTTAAGCAAATCATTTAGTCATTTACTTTATAGTCATTATGATCCACAAAAAATTGCAGATATATTACTTCCAACAATTAGCATTAAGTTTCATAAATCTGAAGCTACAGCCGAATGGATCTATCCATTACGTACTTTTAGCGACATGCTCGAAAAGCCCAAACCAATTAAGTATTTTGCTAAACAATTTAAGTATTTTGCTAAACAATTTAAGTATTTTGAGGAGAAATTGAGATTAGGTTCAGTTCCATCATTCTCGGTTATAATTGATCCAAATACTATTGTAAGTAAAGTTTCAACATTTGACTTTCGATCTGAGCCTATTAATATAGATGATGTTGATAAAGGAGTAGCCCTGGCTACTATGACAAAAAAGATAATACATGACGCAGATAAAACAACTAGTGAAACAAGTAGTGAAACAAGTAGTGAAACAAGTAGTGAAACAAGTAGTGAAACAAGTAGTGAAATTGGTGATAAAGATATAAGTGAAACTTATCCAGTTACAAAAACAGAAATACCTATTGATGACTCTGCTTACAAAATTAATAACTTTTAATATTTATTATAACAATGTTATAATAAACTTTTTTAGAAAAAAATATTTAGATTATTAGTACTTATGGTAAATCAGGAATACTAATTCTAAAGTATGGTCTATGCTCATCAAACACACTATTTTGTGGAGCAACAGATCGGATTAAACCTCTACCATATAAAATGTCAATTTTGCTATCTATATATAACAAATCAGCATTTATGGCATCTAATAGTTCTCTAACAACGCTAATTCTATAAGTGGCTAAATATTCGAGTGACCGGTTTAATTCTAAAATATAGTATGTTAATACGTCATATACATGAACATTTGTTACTTCAGGAATATTGAGCGGTTCATCTTCGGGTTGTTCTTGATAAAAATTATAATGCGCAAAATCCCATAATTCATTTTTATATTTTTGCTGTCCTACTTCTGTATTATGCCATACATCTCTAAAGCGTTGTAATTCTCCTTTTAAATTAGGTTCGTCGTGTTCAATAGGAAAATGTCTAATGTTAGGATAAGGGCGTGGATCTGGTTGTCGCCCACTAAGAGTGCTATAATAAGTAATCATTATTTTTGTAGTATGCTTTATTGCCCAATATGCTTTATACGCATTTATAAGAGGGTCAAAAATAATATTCTTGATTTTTTTAGTTATAAACGCATTATAGGATTTAAATTTTTTTGTTTTGCTTGGAAAAACATTTGCGATGCCTTTGCTATAGTTAGAAGTTCCGGTGTAGCTTCCACGAGTTGTTAATTTTTGCCCAGTTAGCTCTAAAGCATTACTCAAAAAATCAAAATCTATTATAAAAAATTTGCGTGTAGTTAATACTTGTTGTAGTTCATAATCAGGTATACGTGACAAAATATAGTCATAACTTCTTCGCCGCTTAGTAATTTTCAAAAAGTTGGCAAATAATGTTTGTAAAAAGTGCTTAGGGTAGTCTACAAGTTCAACATCTTTTTTTAAACTATATATGCTATCTACTAAGTCTGTTTCTGTATGCGTGCCCATTACTTTTACTAATGGATAGTTATATTGGTAACCTCTAGGCACAGTTTGTTGAAACGGATAATTATAAATGGGTAATGGTGTTATTTGAAATGGTTGTTTTGGTTGTTCTGCCAATTCTTTTAGCGCCAATTCGTTTTGTGTTATAACATCTTCAACACTTTGTCTAGGTAAATATGAAAATATATTTTTTAATGTAGCTTGTTTTTGTTTATTAGTAAGAGTGGCTAATTTTTGTTTAAGCAAAAAAGGGACTATGTATGCTTTTCCTTTTGCTTTAACATTTACTTTAGCATTTGCTTTTGTCTTTTTTCTTGTTAAATATGCCTTTTTTAAAGGCATAGCTATATATTAGTATAACATATATAATATTTTTGCTTAAAAAAATATTATAATATATTAAACAAACATTAAAATTTAAATAAACTCCTTCCAAAAATCTTTTTTGAATAATTTAATTATATTATAATTATACTTATTTGATGTTAAATTTATAGCATCTATAATATTATTAAATTTATTACTATTAAATGCTTTTTCAACACTGTCTATATCTTCTTTGTTACATTTAATAGCATAAGCCCACTGAGTAAGTCCATAATCACCATTAACATCTTTATAGTAGCCATTTCCATTTGAGAATATAAACTTTGTTATATTAAAATGACCATTATCATTACGACTGGACCATTTTTTAGATATTTCATTTTTAGAATTAATACTATATACGCAGGGATATTTAAATTCACTAGTATTACTTTTAGACATCCATTTTTTACGAGGTTCATATGATGATTGATCATTTATAAATCCGTTATCTTCTACAATATCAATTAAACTAAATACTTCATTTAAGCTATGATTTGGTATAAATTTATATTCTTTATTAATCATAAATTTGTATTTTTTGTTTTCATAATCATCAATATTAGTTTCTTTATAAACATCAATATTTTCTATTAAATAATAATCATAATCAGTTGCACATCTAAAGGTTTCTAAACCTTTAGTAATAGAATTCATATTTAGATATATAATTTGTCTTTTTTTCATAAAAATACCAACCTTACTATTTATTTGTCTCCATCCTCTTGGATGAACAAATAATAATAATCCTTTTTCAATTAACCATATATTTAATGATTTTTCAACAAATAAATTCCATAATGTATTACCAGAACCTTTATTATTATTAACATTTTGATATGGAGGATTACCAATAACAGCATTAAATGCAGTAATGTTCCATTGTTTTTTTATATCAAGTTTTAAAGTATCTCCTGTATATGCATTAAAATGATAATCTAATTCATCTAATCTACAGTAGGTTTGCACGTGGCATTTTAACAATTCTGTTGTAATAAATACATTTAATGTTGTTAAATCAGCATAATAAATACATTGCGTCATAATTACTTTACATCTTTCAATATTATTAGGATATTTTGCTTCTAGACCTTTATAAAATCTATCAAATATACCTAATACAAAATTACCTTTTCCACAGCAAGGTTCGAAAACCTTATTTGGACTGCTCCAAAACTCTAGTGGAATAGTATCTAACATTTCATCTACTAATTTAACAGGTGTTGGAACTTCAGCATTGTCTTTTTTCTCATTTGCTGTTGGAATAAAATGTTTTGCAATGAGTTGTCGCAACTTTAACGGACTACAATTATTTCTATTATAAATTTCACGGATGTTATCAACAATTTCTCCATTCTTTTCAATAATATTTGTCATTATATTTACAAACATAGTATAATTATTTTTATTAATTTCAATTTTTCTATTTTTTAAAATATTAATAACTAACTCTTTTGTTTTTTCATTTACAAGTATTTCTACAAAGCTATATATGTTATATGACCTCGATAACAATGCTAATAAAGGAAATAAGAAAGTTTTACATAACTCGTATGTTTGATTAATCAAACGTTCAAGTTTTATTTCTTCTTCCTTTTTTTTGATTTCATCATCATCATCATCATCATCATTTTTATCGCTTTTCTTGTCTTGACCATCAATCTCTGTTTTAGTTGGTTCACCTTTAGGACAATCTTTATTTTCTCCTTCAAGCTCTTTATTAATCTCTCGTTTTTCACAATTCTTATTTTGAAAATTATCTTTTATAATACTACGCAACTCATCATCGCATTTTATATCTTCCAAAATATGCGTATCATCAACTTCTTTCATCATAGCTTCAGCTTCTTTTTGATAATAAGACATTATGTCGATTGATTTCATAGCTCCATTATTAATTTCTTGAGGATTAAATAAGAATATATTATGTTCTAATAAATAACATAATATTTCAGCTCTTGTTTTTTGTGTTTTTGTATTATTTTTATGTTTTTGGATTAAAGTAAGCAAATATAAATAAGTTCTTTGAATATTCATATCAACATTTATTCCAATGGTTTTACCATCTGCTTCTGTTAAAGCTCGTGAATATCGCTGATTTTGGTTGTCTAAATTGTGCCCATCATCTAATGAAAATGTGACATCGCAATATTTATATGTAATACCAACACCACCTTTCCCTCCCAACAATAAAATACATCCCTTTTTTTTCTCTTTTTTTGTATTATTCATAATTGTTTCCAAATAGCTATTATATTCTTCTTTAATATTTCCAGAATCCTCGCAACCATTTGAAAACTCAATATTATAATCACTCCACAAATTATGTTCCTTAAGGAACTTAATTAATGCTTTTTGTAATAATCCGATTGTACTGTTTCCTGTATGAGTAGGTAAATACATAATAAATAATAATGGATTTGCAATTGTTGATTTTCGTGAGCCGCGACTTGATTGTGTATGTTCAATTTGTTTCATAATTGAATTTCTCATTTTATCAGATGAAATTAAGTAGTCAAAATAATCTTTCAATATTTCTATTCCATCGCTAGTTTTACATATATCAAATTCGTCTGTATATTCAACATGCTTTTTTTTATTAATAGTTTCTCTTAATGCTAATAATGATGCACAACTAAAACCATAATTAGTTTTATGTTCTATATTATAAGCATTTATCTTATTTACCAGTGTTTGAGGAATTGAATGCTTCATTAATACTTGAGTAGGATGTTTAGAATAATCCTTGTTTAAAGTCTCATTTACTAAGCATACTATAAATGTATTTCCGTGACGTGCAACCATAGTACTAATAATATTATTTCTATTTTCTTCACTCAAATTTGTGTTCATTAGTTCTTTCATATATGCTTCATCTTCTATCTCCCATTCATATACTTGAGAACTAGGAATTTTATAATATTGTTTTGTTTTATTAGCTGTCCCTGACGCAAATATATTTAATTTAATGTTTTTGCAAATTTCTTCGACATCACTATTCACATCCAAAATGTCCGCTTTTGTTTTGTCTGTTGATGACCCTTGATGCGACTCGTCTGTAATAATAGCATCAAATCCCAACTTTTTTAATAATTCCTTCTTCTTTTTATCATCTGCTTTATTTTTGCCATCTGTTTTAAGATATTGAACACTGCAAAATACAATACCATTAAATGATTCATCAATGCTATTAAGCTGTTCTTGTGTCTTATAATTAATATTTTTGAAATCAATCCACGTTTCTAAATCGTTAATGAAACTATTTATAGTTGCTGGAACAGAGGTCATAATAAGAATTTTTTTGTAACCTTTTTCTAATAGAAACTTACAAATTAGTAATAACGAAATGCTTTTACCACTTCTCGGTTTATGAGCAAGACAGAACATTTTTTTATTTTCTGAAAATGACTTAATAAATTTTAACAATGTAATTTGCTGATGTAATTTTTTTGTTAATTGTTGTTTTGGTGATAGTAAATATTCAGTATTTATGAATTCAATAAAGTCATTAATACTTAATACATTATTTGAAAATCTCTCAATAAATACACTTAATGCTTTAATAATATCGTCTTCATCAAATAGTAGTCCATTTTCAATAATTTTATCGTGTAACTGTTTATCAATATTTAGCTTATTATGGTATTTATGATTAATAACAACTGCTTTATTTTTAACAAACAAACCAATTTTGTAGTCTTTTGCTAATTTTTGCTTTGCTATTGTGTTGTCTATTTTTGATACATCAGTTTCACTATGTTTTTTTCTATATTTAATTGAAAATGGAATAGTTGTACAACCTTGTTTAATAGTTAAATCGACAATATTGTTACCTCCACCATCAATAGCTAGTTTTAACAACACATTAATATTTTTTACTGGAATTAAATTTTGTAACTGTCCTTCAAGTATTTCACTATAATTTAAACCTTGAACACACTTTATAGCAATAAGAATTAGACAAAGACTTTCGTAAATCCACCCTTGTCTTCGTTCATCTACTACTTCTGTGTTTTCCATCATAATTAAATCAAACATTTCTTTACCCGATAATTTAAGATTTGCAAGCATATTTGACAATATATCTTTACGATATTTTTGAATGTTAAAACTGGTGCTCATTTTAAATTCAATATTAATATTATAATCTCTCAATTTCACGCAAAATTATATTCAATTTTTTTAATATAATAGATTTAAAAAATAACTAAGTTTTAAACAGATTTTGCTCGTTTTTGTGTTGTATTATTTAATTTTGATTTTAATTTTAATTTTTTACGCGGAGTATAGGAACGGGGCTTTTTAGAAAACTCTAACTCACTTTCTAACACTCGTTCCTTAAATTGTGCATTTGGTTGACCGACTATGCTAGCGTCGCGTGGCGCCAAATAGTCATTTATACTTGTCAATCTCTTATTTAATTCTTTTATTATTTTAGGATTTAATATTATTTTATATCCACGTAATAGCAATAGCATTTTATTTAAACCACTAATATAAACTTTTAATACATTTATTGGTATATTTGCATTGCCTGGTAAATATCTCTCATAACGCTCACGCATTAATGTATATGCTTCATCTTCTGGATATACAAGCCCCTTTCGTGAGCGTGTAAAGCATCGTGTAATGCGTTTACATAAGGAGCCTAGACTAGCAACGTGACTAGTTCTATAATCTTCTACTTTTTGTAACATAGTATTAATAATAATAATCATCGTATATGCTGCTAGAACATGTGTCTTAAAAAATTTAGCTATATATTTTTCTTTAAATTGCGCATAACTATCAAAAATTGCCGCATTAGGAATTTTACTAGGATTTGGATCTCCATAACGCCCTGATTCTATTCCCTTAGTGTCTATATATTGCCTTTTTTCTCTCAATTTGTCAGCATTTAGTCCAAATCTTTGTACTAAATAGCCATAATCTTTAATAAAATAATCAGGCGAATATAAATTATTAAAATGTTTATAAAAAACGGCATTATTCTCTGACGGGCTTATATTAGTCAAAGAAACTCGGCGTTCATTAAAAAGTAAATTAAAAAATGCTCCATAATAGTATTTAGGTGGCTCACTTGCTTCAAATAGTGGTTTAAGAAACTCAATTTCATATTCTCTGTCTTCAATTTCTTTTTTCATAGTATATATTTTACTAACTAAATAAGGCGGTATAGAGATCCCTGAAGGTAACGCTTTTGCTATTGGGTGCTCTAATTCATATTTTAAATAAGAACCTAGTTCTGATTTATATTTACTTCTTGTAACTCTATGTTTTAATAATCTTTGAATAATGGCATCTTTTGTTTTTCGCGTGCTTCTAGTTTTACTCTTTGTTTTAAACGAATACATCTTATCCATAGTAAATAAATGTTGATAATCAATTGCTTCTAATTCTTCTTTTGTTAAGTAATCTTGACTCTCGGCAGCCATATTATTATATTATATTATAATGGCTATAATATAATAATAAGATAAAAATAAGATAAACATAAGATAAAAATAAGATAAACATAAGATAAAAATAAGATAAACATAAGATAAAAATAAGATAGTAATAAATTTATAATAAGTAAAAATAAATTTAAATTGATTTTACTCGTTTTTGTGTTGTAGATTTTGATTTTTTGCGAGGGCTATATGACCGTTGCTTTTTAGGAAGAACGGGTCCATTATCTAAAATTCTAATGCTAAATTTTGCGTTTGCTTGGTTCGCTATACTAGCATCAGGTTCAACTAAATACTCATTTAGTGTATCCAGTCTACTATTTAACTTATTTATTATATTAGGATTTAATAATATTTTGTAACCACGCAATTTTAACAACAGTTTATTTAATTCCTTAATATAAACTTTTAATACATTAACAGGTTTATTTTGAGGCCCCGGTAAATAACGTGTTTCTAATATTGTATTTGCATTAGCTTGCGGATACTTAGGAACATAATTAGTATTCCAATAATTAAATATAGTTGCTAACACATCACCAATAACTATAATCATTGAATAAGCTGCTAATACATGCTCATAAAAAAATTTATCAATATGTAAGCGTTTAAACTCAGCATAGCTAGCATATATTGCCCGATTAGGAATTGTATGTGTAAACGGTGGTTGGGGCCCATAACGTCCTGAACGATGACCTAACGTGTCTCTATATGCTCCTTTTTCTTGTAATTTCTTGGCATTTAGTCCAAATCGTTGTACTAAATAATTATAATCTTTAATAAAAAAGTCTGGACTATATAAATTTTCGACATGCGCATTAAATCGTGCATCATCACCATCCATATGCAGTCGAACAATGTAACCACCAATAGTAAAATTAAAAAATGCTCCAAAGTTTTGTGGTCTTACTGTTGGTTCAAATAGATTTTTAATAAAAGCCATTTCATAATCTCTGTCTTCAAGCTCTTCTTTCATACTATATATTTCTCCTACTAAATAAGGTGGTAAAAAGGTTCCTGATGGTAGCGATTTTGCTATTGGATGTTCTAATTCGTATTTTAAATAAGCACCAAGTTCTGAACCAAATTTGCTTCTTTTAACTCCATGTTTTAATAATCTTTTAATTATTGCGTCTTTTTTCATACTTGTGCTTCTAGTTTTGTTACTTGTTTTAAACGAATAGTTCTTGTCCATTACAAGTAAATGTGGATATTTCATTGCTTCTAATTCTTCTTTTGTTAAGTAATCTTGGTTCAAGGCGTCCATTATAATATATTATAATATATTATAATATATTATATTATAATATAATATTTTAAGACTAATAATTAGTTATTTTTTTTCTACTTTTACCTTTAGAACGTGGTGTTTGTTGTTGCGCTTGTTGTTGTGTTTGTTGTTGTGTTTGTTGTTGCTGTAGTTCCCATTCAGCATGTAGCCGTAGTCGTTCTTGTTCTTGTTGCCATTGCCATTGTTGCCATTGTTGCAATTGCCATTGTTGCAATTGCCATTGCTGTTGTTGCCATTGCTGTTGTTGCCATTGCTGTTGTTGCATTGACATAGGCAGTGCACCATATATAGCACTATTATGAGGCATGCTAGACGCACTATGCATAGCACTATTAGGAGGCAATGGAGGCATTTGATGAGGCATCTCATAGAGCAGTGTAGGGTCAATATAGTCTATAGGAGTGGGAGATTTAGAATATTTAGTAGGTTCAGGCGGCACAAGAGGTTTTTGTCCTGTCGTTTTACTAAGCACTAGTTTTGTTATTTTTTCAGCTCCAACAGCATATACATCCTTAAAAATCTTTTTCAAATTGTCCAATATAATTAATGGGTAATAGTTTAGAAGCTTGTCAAGAAAATAATTAATATTTTCTTCTAATAATTCTTCTTTAGTTAAACTATTATTTAGGGAAAGATGTAGTCCATTATTTAAACTAATAATTGCCTTTTTAAATTTTATCAAAAAATAGTCATATTCCTCTATTAATTTTTGATTTTCTCCTGTTTTAACCCTTGCTTTTAATAAATTGTCTGTTAATATACTATAATAACCATAATAGTATATTTTCTCATCTAATAAATTTGTAATACTTTGACATTCAAATAAAACATCTAACCCAAATATAGTAGTTCTATATTGATGTAATGCTGATGATGAGAAAGACGGCGCAAATAGGGGTGGAATAATACCAAAATCAATGTCTGAAAAAGGATAAGGTATAGTATCAAAAATAACAGCAAGTTTACAAATAGTTTTATTTTTATTTCTTTTATCATCTGGAGTCAAAAATGATATAGTTGTACTATCACTATCTAAAAACCATTTTATTAGTTCGGAAATATTAATTGCTAATGTTTCCACTTCTTCTGTATTATATATACTAGTTGGTTTAGGTATAAGTAACACATCAATATCAGAACTTCTGTGTAAATTACTTAAAACACTATGTCCATAACTAGTCGGCTCACATGCACTTAATATTGTTCTTAAAACCAATTGAATGGCTTTTCCACCTTTAAAAAGTAATTTGTAGTTACAATTACGTTGATTTTCCATTTTATTAGCTAATAGTGCAAATAATATAAACGCGGCACATAAAATAGTATTATAGTAATAAAACTTGGGCTCATTTTCATATACTGTTGTGCCTCTAACTACTTTTATTTCAGCTTTGTCTGGAACATAATAAGTTGGAAGTGTTTCTTTCATAGCCGTACATATATTATTATTGGCAATATTATGACCACCAACGGGTGGAATCATAGCTTGTAACTGATTTTTAAAAGCAATAAGTTGGGCTTCTTCTTCATCACTAAAAAAAGTGTTCCAATAACTAAGATTAATTGGAAAGAACTGAGCACCTCCTAAACCGAAATAGGTGTTTTGTTTTTTTATTTTTTTTGCTATTTTCTTAGTATAACCTTTCTTAGTATAATGTTTCTTCATAATATATATATAATTATAATATTAATTATATTAATAATGTTTTAAAAGAATTGCTTTAGTGTATTATTACTTTCTTTTATATCAAAGCTATGAACGTATTTCATATAGCAGCGCAAGGTCATTGCTACATCAATAAGAGAATTGTGTTGAGCCGCCGGTAATGGCTCATCAGGAAACAATAAACTATATAATTCGCTTAGTTTTGGATTTTTATTATAAACTTGATTGGCCTTGCTTACTCTCTCTAATTTACAAAAATCTGTTGTGTTTTTCATAGTGCAAAACTCTGGCTTTACTATTTGACCTTGCTTATTAAATTGCGTAAAATATTGTTTTATATTGTGCCTGAAACATTCTACAAAAATTAGACGCTTATCAAACGAAATATTATGCCCAACAACGATATCACAGTCTTTCAAATAGACGTTGAATTCTTTTAATGCGTCTACAATATTTATGCCTTGACAATCTAAAATCTCTCTACTTATGTTATGAATGTTGAAACTTTCTGGTGAAATAATAATTGATTCATCAATCTTAATATAGTTATTTTTTATTAGCGCACTATTATTAGAAGTATCATATAAAATATAACTTAATTGTATAATGTGCGGCCATTTAGATTTGTCATATATAGAAGCACCCTTTTCTGGTAGACCAGTGGTTTCAGTATCAAATACTAGCACTTTCATAGTAATAGTTAATATAAGACACTTGCTTTTAGTATAGTTTAGTAATTAAATAATTAATAAACAATTTTTTAAACAATTAATTTTATTATTTTTGAGAGAATTTTATTAGAGATTAGCTATTGTTTTTTGAGCATCTTCAAAAGATGGTATTTTTAAATATTCATAAAATCTTTCTCTCACAATATACATTAAATAAGAGTTGGGATCCCAATCACTACACCAAGAATTATGTGCGCGTAAAGAACGCATATGTGGATTAAATTTATCATAATAATCACTTGCTTCTTGTTTAGTGTTGAAAATTTTATTCATATAACCAACATGCTCGCTTTTTTCACGCCAGTCAAACTTTTGAACTTCTAATATATACGGCATATGTTAATAATATATAGTATTAGTAAATAATATTTTAAATATTATTTATAAACAAATTTTTAACTATTAATTAAACTATTTTTGAGAGATCAATATAATTATAATATATAATGAAACATAAATCTAGGCGCTATCGCAATGGACATAAAACAAAAAAAACATTAAAAAACCATAAAAAAATGAGAAAATCCCGAATTATAAGGAGCAAAAAAACGTATAAAAAATATAAAACTGGAATAGTATTTATAGGGGGAGGACGTAGGGGACAAAAAGCAATACCCACACAAGAAGGTAGTACATCATCAAATAAATTTTTTGTAATGGATTTTCCTGAAAAATCGGAGTTATTAATGCATAGCAACATATTTAGTAATATGTTAGCTACAAATTCAAATATAGAAAGAAATTGTATTACAAGGGATCTAGGAATAATATCAACAATTATTATTGATGGTGATTTTGCTAAAAACGATTGTGATGATATATGGGCGTTGGCATACTTAAGCAAAAACATTAGTAATATAAACAGGAATAAACCACGTCCTAGACTAATATGTGGTTCATTAAACGGAGCAGTAAATATGGAACCAGTTATTAGTAGTGATACTAATATTGATAAAGAGACAAGTGGTTTAGTTAGCGCAAGACGTATTAGCGGACTAAATGACACTGTATTAATTTATATATTAGGAGGTATAGATGATAGTGAAGTACAATCGTATATAGATTTAATGACTAACAATAAAGGAGCAACTAAGTTATGTTTTATTTTCCAAACTCCATCAAAATGGGAGCTTGTTAGTGCTGACAAAACTCCATCTAATATTAGGTCTGGGTATGGGAAAGATGATTTACAGTCAGCACAAGACGCAATTGAGTGTTATTTTAATTTGTTAGATAATATTAGTAGATGTAAAAACGCTATAGTAATATTTACGGATTTTGAAAGAACTAAACGAGTATATACAATTAAATATCCACGTGCCACTTCTGTGTCTGAATCTACTATGATTATTGGGCCTTCTGTAATTGAAAATGGTAAACCTGCTGACAAAGATAAACAAGATCTCTTACATAATTATATTGACAGTTTGACTACAACTTATAAAGATTATCATAACTTAGTAGATAATTATGAGAAACCAAACCCGAATATTAAATTTAATATGGCAATTAGTTCAGTAGTTGGCAATGAGGGAATATTAATAACACAGGGTTCATTTATTGCTGATTTATATACCGTATATGCTTCATTATGTGAGGATGTTAACATTATATATAAAAGTATATCTGATATAGAGTTTATTGTAGAAGTATAATAATCATGATTAGTAATAGTAATGTCTAAATCTATCCATCCATGTTATTTATAAAATATTTTATAAATAACATGACTATTTTTTTTTGTTATATATATTTATAACAATCAACTACATTATAAGTGTTAACGTTATAAGTGTTAAGACTAATGTCATAAGAAGTAGAAGACATTTTTTAATATATAATATAATATATTATATATTAAAAAAAATATAAAAACAAAATTATAATACTTACTAATAGTATAACCATGCAAATTTTCGTAAAAACACTTACCGGAAAAACTATTACACTAGAAGTAGAACCATCAGACAGTGTTGACAACATTAAATCCAAGATTCAAGATAAAGAAGGTATTCCACCTGACCAACAGCGCCTAATTTTTGCCGGAAAACAGCTCGAAGACGGGCGCACATTAAGCGATTATAATATTCAAAAAGAAAGCACACTTCACCTTGTATTGCGTCTACGCGGGGGATTTTAACATATAAATTATAAAATTATAGTAATTATAATATTTAGAAAATTATAATATTTAGAAAATTATAATATTTAGAAAATTATATTATTTTACTAGTATATATATATATATATATATATAAAATGGGTTCTTATCACAGAAAACTCAGAAACAAACTTTATGGAAATACCTCTTCATATAATAGTAACTATTCAAAATATATAAAACCAACAGATGAACCCATAATTGATAAGATTGAGAAAGAAGTACTTGATACAGGAATTATTAAACTTACTATTATAACTTCTTCAAATCTAGGAATAAAGCTTACGTTGGACAAAGACAACAATGCTTCTATAGGCACAATATCAGACAATAGTATTTTACAAAAAGTAGGTATTCAATTAGGAGACATTATTACTAGAATAAATTATTTCAGAATAGAAGAACTAGACGGCACAGAAGCACTAGCTGATGTTACTAGAACACTTAATGAGAAGAAAACATATTCAGGTAATAATATAAAATCACCGTTGCAGTTATATATTAGACAAACTAAACCAACAGCAGAACTATATCCCCAAACAACTGGCGGTAAATCACGCAAAACAAAACGCCATCGCAAAACAAAACGCCATCGCAAAAAATCAAGACGCAGCAAATCAAGACGTCGCAATAAACACTAAGACACAATTTTTACACTAATAAATAGCATCTATTCACTAGTTTCATCATCTGTGCAATAACCATAAGTAATTAACTCAAAACTAATAGGATTCACCTTTTTTAAATCTTCAATATACAGTTTTCTAGTATTAGTAGCTGTATATATTTTTAAATAAGCATCTGTTTGTGCGTCTAGCGCTTCATAAATATTTCTTAAAGTAAGCTTTCCTGTTTTATTAGACACATAATAGTATAATTTTATTTTGTCTCCATCTTCATTATAAAATGTATGTGTTATAACAATAATAGGATCCGTTCCTTCATAATATGTAGCATCAATAGACCCTTCATAGCCATCAATGTAAAAATTTTTAAAAGTAAACTCTCGCATCTATATTACTATTTTTTAACTTAAAAAATAGTAATCAATTTTAAAAAGTTTTAACAATAAACAATTAACAATTAACAATAAACAATAAATTAATATACAATATAACTATATAAAAAATGGAATATGATGAACCATTGTATGGTTCTAATTTTTCTCGTAAAATACTTACTGCCGATGAACGCGCTTTTAACGACTTACAAGATGCTGTAGCTAAAAGTATACAGGCATCCAAAAAGTATAAAAATGTTCTAAGTAAACGAGCAGTTACAAGGGGCATGTCAAGACAATCAGAGATTTTAAAAGCTAAATTAAAGAAGAAAACTAGTTTAATGCATGCATTAACTAAAGCTCAAATATTACATAATGAAGCAAAAGCTGCTAATAATACTATATATATAAAACATGCAGCAAAATATATGGAAACTACTAGTCAACAATTACATAAATTACAATCGGGAGGTTCAAGAAGAAGACGTATAAAGAGTGCTCGTAAAAAATCAAAGCGCCATAAAAAGACTCATCGTCGTAAATAGTAAGAGCTAAAAACTAGTTTAAAAATAATAAAACAATTAAATAACAATTAAAAATTAACAATTAAACATTAACTATTAATTATTAATTATGAGACCAAAATATCTGTTATTGTCATTTACTATTTTACTATTTGCGCTATTTAATAATAAAAACACGGCAAGTCAAGATTGCATAATTATTAATGGAGGAGGCTATTCTGGATTTTGGTATTATTATGGTTATTTACAAAAAAACACTAATAACACTAATAAAACTAATAAAACAATATATTGTTATTCCTCTGGTTGCTTAGCATATGTTGCTTCATTAACACATAATAATAGCACACATTTATATAATCTTGCAAATACATTAGCAATTGATTATAATAATAACAAGTTAACAAACTATGATGTTAAAGAGCAATTTATAAATAGCATTGCTAGCAAACTAAGTAATAATAACATACAAAATTACAATCTTAATATATTAACTACAAATTATTTAGGTCAATGTATAATTAAACAACCAAAAAGTGTTAGTGAATTAATAAATTATCTTGACGAAACAACAAATATACCACTAATAACCACAAAAGCAGACTTAGAGAAAAATTTAGATGGCGGACTATGTTTTATATTACATTTCAATAACTATTGTGCCACAAGTATTATGCTACCCTTGAATTTTAGATTTTATACTAATATTTTTAATAAAAACCTTAGCCATGCTGATGTTAGTTATTTTATGGACTATGAAAAAAATTGATTATAATTTTAAAAAGTGTTACTATTTTATACAAGTCTAAACAAGTCTAAACAAGGTTAGTACCAAGAAAATGGAAGTTAAACCTTTGCCTATTTTACCTAATTTGCCCAAATTGACTACACTATTGCCACCATTTTGTGGTTTTATGATCGATGATATTGTGACTTGTAATATATGTTTAGAAGACAATGATGGAAACATTGAAGTAGATGGTTGTATTTCAGGAAAAATTAAGCGAAGACTTATTACAGCGTGCGGCCATATATTTCATAAAAAATGTTTACAGCGATGGACTGCTGCATCCCTTAAAGGTTCATTATGTGGGCTAATTACTTGCCCTTGTTGTAGAAGAGAAGTGTATATGGATGAGGAAAGCACTGAAACAAAAAAGAAATTATTTGCTGCTTTAGCGCGTTGTGATTGTTGTATAAGACATCAAACAGACAAACCTACATCTTATACTTATGACCCAGACTTAGATGCTAGAACTATGTCAAAAGCACAAGAAACTGCTCTGTACACTCTTTCAGCCGAAGACTATAAAGAGTGGTGCCAAGTCAACTCTTGGCGTCGCATGGATGAACGAGAATGGTGCGATTGTCATTGTAGAACAAGAATGCGAACAATGGTTCGTCGCATTCCACCTCCTAGTTCATATGCCTTGTTTAATAAATAGGCAAAGTTCATAGTCTCAACATAAGCATAGTTTTTTTTAATCTTAAATTGCGAAACAATTTAAAATTTAATTATTAATAACATTAGTTAATGAATCAATTAAATAAGGTTAGGCTATGTCTTTTTTTAAATAGTTGTTTGGTGTTATTTATAGGATTTTATATAACAAATTTTGCTAGTGATTCTAAATATTTTCGTTTTGGACCAAATGATGATTTTATATTTATAAGCGTGCAAATTGACACTACACAAAAATATTGTAGTTTATTAACCTTAATATTTGTAAATGATATTATTAGAGTTATTATTCAAGAATTTGGAGACCCAGTGTTATATATGAATGTTTATAATCCAGATAAAAAAGAAATAACTGAGTTTAGTAAACTACAATTATATTTTTATGCTAATGCTATGTTTTTTATAAATAATATTAGATATATTTTTACAATATTAATTAGTGTAACACAAATAGATATTGCCTTATTTTCCGTGCTAGTAGAACAAGTTATTGTAATTATTACAATAAAAATGTTACTTAATGAGAAAAAATTCACGCATAAAGAAGTTAGTGTGAGGATTATTGAATTAGACTCTATTAAGGGGTAAACCCCTTAAACCCCAATAAGGGGTTTTTGGCACCGAATACGGTCCTATATTGTAAAAACGAGTTATTTAATTAGTGAATACCTCTGGGCACGTTATTTGCGTTATTTGACTTATACCTCTTACTAAGTCATTAAATTTTGTATCTGCCTTTTCTATGTTTTTGGGATTTACTTCAACTGCAATAGTCAACGTTTTAAATTTGTATTTATATAAATCAAATAAATTTTTATAATTTGTATCAGGTTCATACAAAGGCATCCCCCTTTCTTCTGAGAACTTTAAAAATTCAAGCTCGTTCTCGTCATCGCCGTAAGTGTTGTAAAGTTTTCCACCGAAATATTGCATCATTATATATGCTGAGACTTGGTTTATTGCAATACTTATTATATATTTTATATCTTTTGATATGTGTTCTGAGAGTATTATTATAATACTACGCAATAATATATTATATTTTCTACGTTCATAATCCGTATGTGTCCTAGAGTTTATAACTAGTTTTATACCATCAATTTTAATAGTAATAGATGATATACAATGATTGCCCTTATATAAACATAGTACTAATGAATATGGGCCATCTGAACCTGGGTTATTAAAAGAATGATATAATTTCAAGGTACTACCAGTTTTATGATTATATACATAATCTAGACTTAGACTTAAATTACTACATTTTGTTTGCAAAGAATCATTCAACTCTGTTAATTTTTTCTTTGCGTCAGCTAAATTCAAATTTGCGGTGGGACATTCGGCGTGTTGTAAATAGAATACATTATATCTAGCAAGAGTGTCGATTAAATATGGCCATTCCACCTTAAGTTTTTTTTTCTCTACAAAGTTTGTCTCTCGAAGCATTCTTATTGCATTCTTTGGTAAATCCGGTATATCCTTATCAAGCTTGTATATATATCTTTTATCACCTATAAGTACTAATACATATCTATTATTATTTCTAAAAAAATAATAATCGCAACCCTCTATATTTATACGATAAATAGAGTCACCATTAATAGTATTTACCTTAATTGGTTCAGGTGTTGGTTGTCTAATTGGTTCTGGTTCTGGTTTTGGTTCTGGGGTTGGTTCTGGTGCTGCTGCTGCTGCTGGTGCTACTTCTGGTGCTACTGCTGCTTCCGGTGCTACTGCTGCTTCTGGTGCTGGTGCTACTTCTGGTTCTGATGCTACTTCTTGTGTTGATGCTACTTCTGGTTCTGGTTCTGGTTCTGATTTTTCACTAAATATGTAATTTAATGCTTTCGTTAAAACTCCTCCACTCATCTTTATAAATTTTCTTGTTTTTTTAGTCCTTTTTGTTTTTTTAGTCCTGTTTGTTTTTTTATTTCTTTTTGTTTTTTTTAATTTTTTTTTGTTTTTTAGTCCTTTTGTTTTTAAAAAATTCCGCATTTAACTATATATATATATAAAGATTTAAAATAACAAAATAGTTATGAGTTATATATATATTTGTATTTTTTAACATATTTTTGGCCCCATACGCAGACTGTTTATGTTTTACCTTTTTTGTCTTTTTTTGTGTAGCACGGCATCGTCCTTCACATCTTGTATTTAGTCTTTGATTGCTTCGCTTTTAAGGTGTATTCCTTTATCTTTGGTGCCGCTTTTATCTTAGGGGGTTTATGGGGTCTCCCCTTAAAAAATTGAAATATTGTTATACTTTTTTAAAATTGAAATGTTTTTATTATCTAGCTAAGTGCTAGCCTCTACAAATTGCAGCATCTAAAATCGCAATATCAATGAATGCAGCAATGATTGCTGAGATTCGAGGTTTGTTTGGTGTTCTTATTATTGACGATCTGTTGTTCAGGGTTAGTATAAACATGGCAATTGATGCAGTGGTCCATGCTGTTCGAGACAGGTTTGATGTGGAGAGAATTCCTAGTGAAATGATGGCCACAATCAATTGTTGGAGAAGAACCTTATCGTGGTACGATGAAGATTATGTGGCAAAGTTTGATCGTTGTTTGGAGGAAGCAGTGACTGATGAAATGAGAGGGTTCTTGAAAGGCTTTTTAGAGGCACGGAGCAAGGACTTGAAAGACGGAATGACGCTCAAGGAAGGCGACTTGTATGATGCTGTGAAAAGCGCGTCGCATTATTTGTTGTCTAGGGATTGGGAAGCTGATCCTAAGTTGACAAACAGCGTAATTTGGTGGGTACAATATTATGGAGACCGTGTTTTGCAATGTGACTATGAACATAGTGCAGTGTGGTTTAAGAATGAAAATAATACATTACATTACGAGTGGCAAGACCTTGCTAATCCTGAGGAGAACGAGGAATAACCAGATGGGTTTTGAAACTGTTGTGTAGTGTGGCTTGACTATTTTTTTTATTTTATTTTAACTTTAAAAAATTAATGTTATGCTAATAAAAATTGAATTGATTTTCATACACACAACTATAGTAAGCAAAGTAAACAAAGCAAGACAAAACAAAACTATAAACTATGGATGATCGTATTAGTGCTTTGTATGACGCTGAGACTAACGCGCCTTTAATAAATGATGCAATCAATGTACTAGTAAATACTATTCAAAAAAACATTGTTACACACAATCTTTCCAGAGAATTAAAGGCTATTATGAATAGTTGGATAAGAACGCATTCGTGGTATATTGATCATAAAACTAGAATGTCAAAGTTCGAGCATTGTCTTCGGAATGTACTATCTAGGGAAATGAGACGTCATGTAATTGATCTTTTAAAAATACGCGATAAAGAGTATGAGTATGGACTTGGAAGTTCTGTCAATAAAGACGACTTGGCTTTAGAAGTTCTTCGTGTGTCTATGTCAGAATTTACTAGTAACTATTTTTGGGATATAAACGTCAAGTTGTCTATCGAAGCAGAACTTTGGGTAATAAATAACGGAGAGAGCCTAATAGATAGAGACTTTGAACGTCCTTTTTCGTGGTTCAGCAAGCGAACTATGTCAACACATTATCGCTTGCCTCATGTTGCTAGTCATCCCAATAATGTAATCCCATTAGAAGTATTGGCATTAGACTTCAAACATGACCCAAAATGGGAGTGCTCTATTTGCTTGGAAAGTGATTCAGTCAATCATGTTAATTTGTTTACTTCTCATTGTGTTAGAACCGCTTGTAAGCATATATTCCATATGGCATGTTTGGATGATTGTAAACGTATATATTTACAACAAAAAGAAAATCATAACAAGATGTGTGTTCCATGTCCTTTGTGTCGTGCACCTATTTATTAGAGTCTTATGTGTATTATATTATCTTGTCTTGTAGTGTCTTGTCTTATATTGTATTGTCTTTTTTTATAAAAAAACTGTTGTTTTACTAACTTATTAACTTATTAACTTCTTAACAATAATGCGTTGTTTCATTAAAAGTTATTCTTGACTTTATAAGAACATCAGCACGACATAAAGGACAACTAATTTTTGGTTGCCTAGTATGCTGTTTAACAGCTTCATCAAACATTGGATATAAACATGTGCTATGAAAACTATGTTTGCACAAAGTTGTAATACTATTATTAGCATCCATAGCATCTAAACAAATAGGACAATTATTTTCACACGCATCACATACTTGTATTGCTTGTGCTGTTTCTTCTTGCCTAAGATTACAAATAATAGCATATATTTTGTTTTTTATGTCTAAATAATCATCTTTGCTAGTTAGTAACTCAAATGCTTTATTGTATATATAATAAGCAAATAGTATAATCCAGTTATCTTTTTTAAACTCAGTAACAAGCATATTTAGTTGAGCAAAATCATTATGTGCTGATGCTTCAAATGTTACATAATGAAATATTTTTAATCGATTATCAGCTATGTATTGATGCATATCACATTGTTGTGCTTGTGGAACTTGTAAGCCTCTATAATAACCATCTTTATCTAAAAATAATGTATCAATAAACAATTGCACTGCATACTTAGTTTTCAATTCAAAGTCATCTTCACAATAATAATGTGTATTAGTCAATAGGTCATAAAATCGCTTAACATTTTGCTTATTCAAAATTATTTCCAATAAATAGTTTATAATTAGTTCATCCATCTATTTAAGGCTTGTGTAATGTGTTTGTCTTGATTATATTTTAATACAATCAAGACAAAATAAACTAAAAGTAATCAATTTTTTTAGCATAATGTTTATTATAAAAACAATATAAAAACAAAAAACTAATAAAAAAAATTGAATAACAATTATTATATAGGTAGCTATATACATTAGCAAACTATTATGTCATCGAGTATGTTCTTGAAGAAAATGCTTTACATTCCCGATTATGTTGTTTATGAAGACATTCCTACAATCATTAAGTATTTTGATGAATTTAGTATTGCTAAAGTAAAGGACGTCCAAGTTATTCCTCATCATGAACCCGAATATTATGTTGAAGATCGTTATAATTATGGTTATGCGTTAATTGAGATTGATTATTATTATTATAATCAAGGTGCTTGTAATTTTTACAACTCAATTGAAAATAACAAGGCACGCATGGTGTATGATGACCCATACTATTGGGAAGTTCAATTTAGCCCATTTAAACAGTATAACACTGAACTTTATGATGTATATACTATTAACGACAACAGTATTAGCTATTATACTAATTATGCTAATACTAATGACTACAATAGTGACTCTGACTATTCTTATACATCTGAAGCAGATGACGTAAAAAAAGACCCAGATTATATTGATGAAGAAGAAGATTCATCATCTAGTGACGATACTTATAATTATGAATATTATAAGAAAACTTACAATAGTTTTAAGACTAAGCAAAATGCAAAACGACAAAAGTTAAACGCCGAGCTTACTAATCTTAAAAAGACACTTGAACTTATTAAAAACAAGCAAGAACAAATGCATGCCTTGCTAATTAGCAACAGCAAAGGTAAAAGCATTAAGAAAGACAAAGACACTAAAGTGGATTGGACACGGCGTCTTCGTATTAAATATTAGTTATATATAAAATTCATCTTCATTAACAGTTGAGTCTTTACAACAACCATATGTATTACGGTGCCATTTGCTAATTCCATATTTTTTTATTCCTTCCATATGTTTGATTGTTCCATAACCTTTATTATTTAATAGTCCATAATAAGTGTCTAGTTTAGGAAATTCTAAACACATGGCTCTAATATAGTTATCACGCTCAACCTTTGCTAATATTGAAGCAGCAGCAATTGAGCAATATTTATTATCACCCCCTTCAACTAGCACATTATTTAATTGCTTTATAACATTTGATTGTTTACAAAAATATGTATAACATTTAAAATCATTTCCATCAATTAGCAAATAAAATTGTTCATTTAAGTCATTAACACAATTCGCGGTTTCATTATATTTTACAATAATAGCACTAATAGCATTATGCATAGCTTTTAAAGTCGCATTTCTAATATTTAAAGTGTCTATAGCCTTTTCGTCTTCATAACAAATAGCCCAAAATAAGGCATTTGCTTTTATATAATCGGCAACTTCACTAATTTTCTTTTGTGAACTAAATTTTTTACTGTCTTTTAAACACTCATATTTAAAAGTGTCATTAATTGGTAAAATTACAGCAGCACTATATACACGCCCAAACATAGGACCACGCCCTACTTCATCAATTCCAATTTCAAATAAATTATTATTGTAATATTTTTTTAAAAGGCACGACTTAATAACTTTAGACATTAAAATTATATAGAAAAATTATATTATATATTTAATATAAATATGAACTTCAATTTTAAAAAAAATAATATATTAATAATTTTTTTATTAATGCTTGTAATATTATCATGTATTGTGTATATTAATTTGATAAATGTTAAAGAAGGTTTGGCAAATATTGCTACTAGTGTTCCAATCGCTCGTATTGAACATAAGAGTTTTATAAAGGAGGTTGAACCTATTCCAGCTGACCTAAGTTATACTTATTATAAATTAACTGTTCCTACTCTCGACGGATACCTTAAGATAACAGCTGGAGTAACTGACCTTACAAGGCAAGGTATAACAAACAGGTCCGATATTTCAATAAATGATGTAAGTTATAATTCAATTATTACTCCCTCTGCATTTATAGAGTATCATAAAAAAAATGGCATGTTTGGATTAAGTGATCAATCAAACGTACAATTTTATCATTATACTAGTCCAAACACTCGAACTACATTAGATATAGATATAAGTTATAGTGCGAGTGCTACAACTAGACTAAATAATTTTAATATGTTAATTAAAGAATTTTCTGGAAATATTTATGAACCATCGTCAAATCTCCATTTGACAAAGTTAAATGTAAATATTACAAGTATTGGTTCAGATAATCCAAAAGAGTTAATTAAAAATGGTAAGTTTATGTTAAAGCCTATTATTGATCCACCAACAGACCCAGTAAAAACACAAGTAATAACAGCAAGTGGAGGAACTGCAACAGCAACAGCAACTGGTGGGAGTGTTACATTAGGCGATACAAATCTAAATTTAGGATTATTATCGTCATTGCTTGGCGCAGGCAATAGATATAGTGATAGTGAAATATATGCCTATTTATTACAAGATGGAGGATTAGGTGCTTCCTATATTCCACCAATATATAATAATTTTGAAACAGCAATGAACTTGCCATCTAATCCAATAGTAAATCCTATTAATTCGATGAATCCATTAGACTATGCCGAATCATTATTTGGACCAAAGATTACTCCATCAATGGCTAAAAATTCATATTTAAATCAAAGTGACGCAACAACATTAGAAAACAGCTCAACAACATTAGAAAGCAGCGCAAATACAATGAAGGCAATTACATCACAAACACCTAACTTTAATTTTGCTGGTAATCTATTGGCGCAAAATTCGGATGGTGCTAATTCTAATTCTATAAACTCTAATTCTATAAACACTAATAAAAATATAGCAAAAGAAGATTATCCGCCTTGTCCCGCGCCTCAAAGATGTCCTGAACCAAACTTTGAATGTAAAAAAATGCCAAAATATGAACAAGGAATAGATAATGCCTTTTTACCAAGACCCGTATTAACTGATTTTAGCACATTTGGTATGTGATTTATACTATATTAGTACCTTTTACCAAATATTAGTATGCTATTTTAACATATTAATATTTAACATATACTATTGCTCTCCACTATTATGAATTAGTGTAAAATAATTTATCATAATAGTATCATATTAGTATTATTATTATTATTTTTCAACTTTATTACACGTGTGGAGAAGGTTCTCCTCATCCACCGCGCATTTTATATCTTTTATTAGTACTCATTTTTTTTGTTAGTTTTTTTACTAAATTTATTAAACGCGATTTAGTTAAACTAAATAAGTTTAGACCTTTTTTGTATGTTTTAGAATGTCTATTTTTCATTTTATATAAATTATATATATTAAAAAATTCATAATTAATATTTTTAATATTATATTTTAGATTTTAGACTTTAGTCTTTAGACATTGTTTATCAATATTAAATGTTTTACATTTGGTTTCTTGTGGAACAATATTTATTACGCATTTAGATTTTTTTCCATACATTGGAGTAGTACAACCTGTTTCTTTCTTCTTTTTTGTATAATTAAATAATACATTTTTTTCAACAGTACATCTAGACCTAAAATGTTCGTAACGATCACGAACTTCGCAATATGTTAGTCCGGAATTTTTACCTAACATTTTATTAATATGTTCATGTAAGTTATAAATATAATATGAAAAATTATAACGATTTTCAAATATTTTATCTAATAATGGATGTTTTTTAAAATTATTTTTTAAATTGATACGACAATATTTACAGGGCAATGTATATTGTAAATTTAATAATAATTGCTTATATTTTTGTTTTTGTTGTTTTGTTGGTTTTAATGGATAATTAAAACTCATTACATGTAAATAATGCCATAAACTAGGGCCCCATACACTTGTTAGCATACCATCACCACTATTATAATCTTTTTTATTATAAATTAAATTTTTTTTTTGACTTTTAACATTTTTTTGACTTTTAACATTTTTTTGACTTTTAACATTTTTTTGATATGTTTTTTTCATATAATATTATTTATATTACACAATATAATATAATATGTGTAAATATTATTATTTATTTGTTAAATATATATAAATATGTTAATTCTTAAAATAGCGGAAAATTTTTTTGAATATTTTAAAATATTCATAATAAATACTCTAAGTGACAGATCATATATGCTTTTAATGCTTTTAGTAGTAATATTTTTTATTACATTATTGCTACTATTATATAATAGTTATATAAAAGACATAATTAGCAAAAAGCATGTATTAAACAGTGAATATGTTAATAATGTTAATAAACAAGATGAAATACTAATTTTATATTTCTATACAGAGTGGTGTCCTTATTGTAAGCAATCTATGCCTGAAATTAATAGATTCGAAGAACATATTAGAGGAGAAAATGATAGTGCTAATTATAATATTACACTTACAAAAATAGATTGCGAAAAACAAAGTACTATTGCTGATAAATATAAAATACAGGCTTATCCCTCTATAAAATTAATATATAAAAATAAAGTATATGATTATGATGCAAGACCAAACAAAGCTAATTTAATACAATTTATGGAAACATTTACACATTATAAATCTACATAAAAAGCATGATTACAGAGTAGGATTAGATAGTTTTTGCCATATATTTTTCTGCTTGTATTCTTCCGAGATTTATTAGATAACACCGCTCACTGTCACTGGTAAATGCATGTTTCCAATATCCAAGATTGACCATTTGCTCTGTTAATGCTACATTTATTGAATTTTCTATAGTAAGATCTACATTTTCTATTGTAGAAATTTTATTAAAAAGAATTTTTATTATGAAAATAATTAATTCAAATAAATTAGAATTATTACTTAATAAATCACTATTACCAGAACTTGGATCATTGGCACAAATTATTGGATTATTGCTAGAATCATAATAATTTTTATAAAACTTATTAGATAAGTCTATAGGGCACGTTTTATCATTTTTAAAACATAATATACTTGCTTCATCACATTTTTTATCTGTTATACATTCATTTAATGGACATATAACAAGTATGCCTCCATCAAAATAAAAACAATCATTTTTGTAAAAAGGAACACATAATATAGGTATTGTTAATGACATATATATTGCTTCAATAACTGGCAAATCAGGATAAGTAATATAATTAAGCTTTTCCTTTTCAAATCTTGTAAAATTACAAGTATATAAATTAAACTCAATATTTGTTAAATCAAAAAATTCTTTTAATGTTATTGATAAATCTATGTCTTTGGCCAAATATAGGGGTTTTAAACAATTAGTAACAAACTCCAGATTTAATAAGCCTTTGGCATAAAACATATTTAGAAAATCATATGGTGTAAAATTAACAAGTTTTTCCCAAGGTCGCTTAATTAAAAAATCATCCATCCAAGACCATTCTAAATTAATTATATAAACAAATGATATAATACAACCTATTGATGTAGCGTATATAGATTTAATATTATTATAATCTAAATATTTAATACTAGTTAAATATTTAAGCGCACCATATTGGACTAATCCAACTGGGCCTCCTCCACATAATACAATATGCTCTATTTTTGTATGTGGCATATTATTGCATATTAGTAGTAATATATATTTAATTATGTTATTTTTTATATATTATTTTTTATTAAAATATAATTATGTTATTTTTTATATATTATATTAAAAAATATAATATATATGGCAAGCGATCCGTTTTATAATTTTTCAAATAAAATAGACAATGACGGTGATTCGTTAAAATTGAATATAGATGAATTATATGTAAAAAAACAACAACAAGACTTGAATATAGTAAATAATTATAATAAAATATTAGTTAGAATACATAATAAAATAAAATATGTTTCCAGAAATTTAGTTAATGAAAACTGTTGTTGGTATATAATGCCTGAAGTAATTATAGGTATTCCTATGTATGATTATAGAGATTGTACGGCATATGTTATAGAAAAGCTTAGAGAAAATAAGTTTGTTGTACGTTATACTCATCCCAATTTATTGTTTATTAGTTGGAAGCATTGGGTTCCTAGTTATGTTCGTAATGAGATTAAAAAAAAAACAGGAACAGTGGTTGATGAGTTTGGTAACATTGTAAATGCTAATTTACAAGAAACCCCAATTGAAACTACAAATGGCTCTAATGAATTATTATTTTCCAACACTAAACAAATTAAAAACACACATGCATCAAATTCTAACTATAAAGATACAAAATCATATAAACCGTCTGGAAATCTGGTTTATAATAATAATTTGCTAGAAAAATTAAAAGTCTAATTTATGTTTTTTTACGGTTTACTCTTTTGCGTGTTACTCTTTTGCGTGTTACTCTTTTGTGTGTTACTCTTTTGCGTGTTACTCTTTTTCGTGTTATATTTTTGTTTCGTTTTCCACCATAACTACTATTAAAATTTAAAGCTCTACTTATTATGTTAGAACTTTTTTGAGTAACAATGTTTTTGTCTAAATTATTTAGCTCATTATAAAATACTTTCAAAATAGAACTACTATATTTGTATATATAATAATTGAGCTCTAATATTTTATATTTTGTTTTATGGGTTAACAATAAAATTTTATTATAAGTTAAATTATCATCTATTTTAGTAATTAGTTTCTTTTTCTTATCAAATACAACTATATTTTTAATTATTTTTGTATACAAATATCTTCTGTTATAAAAATAATGTTTTATCATTTTCTTTAAAATTGTTTTGATAAAAGCCAGTGCTTTGTAATTAATATTTTTAAATAGGTCATCACTCTTTTGCTCGCTTACATTGTCGAGTGTGCTCTCGTCTCTGCTTTCGCCCCTGCTTTCGCCTCTGCTTTCACCTGTGCTTTCGCTTGTGCTTTCGCCTGTGCTTTCGCTTGTTAACGGGTCATCATTAAGGCCGCCTGTTAAAGGCTGACGATTAGGGTCTCTAACTATATGAGCACATATAGTATTTAAATAGTCTTTACATGTTATTAATATGCCATCTAATTCTCCCAATTTACTCTTTATAGCTTCTAAATTACTTTTGTTTTCTTTTTTATAATCAACTTTTAAATTTAAAAAACTTAAGGTATCAATAGAGTCATCAAAAATAATAGAGCGCTTTGTTATTGTCGCTAATTCAAATAATTTGTGGCGCTTATCATCTCTCTGTTCATCACAAAAATATTTTGCTAATTTTGACAAATTTTTAGCAAACTGTTCATTACTTATTGAGTCTAATGTTTCTTTTAATGTTTTTTCACTAAAATTATTTGTGTTGAGTTCAAAATAATCTGTAAATAAAATTACAAAAATAGAGTAAAATAAATTTTTGGTTAGTTTATATTTTACAGGTTCTACCTTAGTTTCGCTTGGAGGGTCTTCTTCATAGTTGGTAAAAGGAAAAAATCTGCGAATATTATCTACTATATAATTGCCCCCCACAATAGGATTGGGATTAGGATTAGGATTAGGATTAGGATTAGGATTAGGATTAGGATTAGGATTAGGAAGAGCCTCATTTATTATAGGCTTTGGGACAGCTTCATTAGGATTAGAATTAGGATTAGGATTAGGATTAGGATTAGGATTAGGCTTTGGAACAGCTTCATTAGGATTAGGATTTGGACCAGCTTCATTTATTATAGGATTTGGCTTAATAATTTGTTCTAGCGTCGGAGCCGGTGTTGGGTCTGTTTTGGGAAGTTCAGGAACTGTTTGAGGGCCTAATTCGGGAATTGTTTGGGGACCTAATTCAGGAACTGTTTGAGGGCCTAATTCAGGAACGAGTTGAGGGCCTGACTCATTAACTTTGTCAGGTAAAAATTCTTGGCGTGGTCTAATGACTTCATCTTGCTCTCTAGGTTCATCTTGCTCTCTAGCTTCATCTCTTGTTCTAGTTTCATCTTGCTCTCTAGCTTCATCTCTTAATATAGTTTCATCTTGTTCTCTTGCTTCGTCATATCCTTTATCTTTGACTTCGTCTTGCCTCATAAGTTCATCTCTTGTTCTATCTTCTTCCAAGCCACTAGGTTCTTTAATTAAAGTGGTGCTATCATCATTATTTAATGGCTCATTATCAGTTTCAACAAGTGCTTTATAGTTATTAAATGTCTCATATATTGATTTTATAATAATATAAATCTTAATAAATATTACAGAAATAATTTTACATAATATTTTCTTTTTATTTAATTCGTCATCTCCACTTGACTCTTTTAAATTCTCAGAAGCTAAGATTTTTTTTAAATCTTCTAAATCAAAAAAATATAGTACTTTATTTTTATAATTTTTTTTAGTGTCAGGATTTGTTTCATCATATATATTAATATTAAATGGAATATTAATTCTTTTAATGTAATTGTCAAATATAGAATTAGTCAATATATACAAATCTTTGCATTCATCACAATATTTGCTTTGACCGGTTTTATTTGTTTCATAGTCTTTAACTATGTTTGCTAATAAATTTGTGTTATTTAAATATTCTGTAAATTTAACATTTATAAATTGGTTAAACTCTTTATCTGTTTTTCTAGGATTTGTAAAAAAATCAGCTATAAAATTATCTGATAAAAAATCCATAATAGACTAATATTATATATTACTAATAATATATAATATATATAATAATTAATATAATTAATATAAATAATATAAATAATATAAATAATTGAAACAAATAAGTTTATTAATAAAGTATTAAATATATTTGACTATTAAATGATTCAAGAATCAAGCATTATAAGCTCATCACAACCCAATTGTTCTACAAAAAAAATAAAACAAAAAGCTAGCTCAAATAAAAATTTATGGACTATGTTTGATGAAGAAGTTAATACTAATAATAAAACACTTGAATGTGTGTATATTAAAGAACAAGAATTAAACAAAAATGACGGTTTATGTATTAATTGTAAGTATTGTTTATTTATAGGAGAAGATGGATTTTTAACATGTTCTAATAATAAATGTGGAGTTATTTATAAAGATAATTTAGACACCTCCGCTGAGTGGCGTTATTATGGTAATGACGATAATAACCACTCTGACCCAACAAGATGTGGAATGCCTATTAATCCATTATTGAGAGAGTCTTCGTATAGTTGTAAAGTATTGTGTATAGGAAAGTCTAGTTATGAAATGCATAAGATCCGTAGATACACAGATTGGCAAGCTATGCCATATAAGGAAAAATCACAATATGATGAATTTCAGTTTATTTCTGTAATTTCACAAAACTCTGGAATACCCAAAATTATTATTGATGAGGCTATGAGAATTCATAAAAAAATATCCGAAACAAAAACATATAGGGGATTAAATCGAGATGGCATTATTGCGGCTTCTATTTATATAGCATGTAGAATGAATAATTATCCAAGAACAGCAAAAGAAATTGCCAATATTTTCAATTTAGATAATGCTAGTGCTACAAAAGGTTGTAAAAATGCGCTTTCCGTTATTAATGATTTAGAACAAACTAATGAAATTAATGAAGATATTACATCGTTAAGTAAAACAACTCCCACATCGTTTATTGAACGATTTTGTAGCAAATTATGTATAAATAATGAATTAACAAATCTATGTAAATTTGTTGCCTTTAAGATTGAACAATTACATTTAATTCCAGAAAATACACCTCATTCTATTGCGGGAGGCATTATATATTTTGTATCACAAACATGTAATTTAAACATATCAAAATCGGCTATTAATAATGTTAGCAAAATTAGTGAAGTAACAATCAATAAATGTTATAAAAAATTAGAAAGCTATAAAACTATTTTAATTCCTCAAACAATTATTGCAAAATATAATTAATATATTAAACTTTTATATTGTTCTTTTATATATATTAGCTTATGGTAAAACCATTAACTAAAAAAATCAATACAACCAATTCTGGAACTAATTATGAGAGACAAAAAAAAAATATAATAAAATATGGTTCATTAGTAATTTTATTTGTATTAATTTTTGATAAATTAATATTATTTATTATTTTTCCACTATATTATGCTTTTACTCGTTATTTTATAAAAGCTAAAGAATCATTTACTAAACTAGATTATACTAATTTTGACACTTCATATAATAATTTATATTATAACCCACTGTATTCAAATGTATTTAAAAATACGGGCCTAAATCTAAAATCTTATAATAATGTAGCAATTGATCCGAGTAAACCATTATTAGAAAATAACAAATTTTTACCTGAATGTTGTCTATATAATAGTGAATATAGCACATCAAAAGGCTGTGCTTGTATTACACCAACCCAACAAGAATATTTAAGACGCCGAGGAACAAATAAATCAGCTTCTTCATTTATACAAGATAATAGTAGCTATAATAATCTATTTTTCTCTCCAACATTAGCAATTAAAGGCGACCCTATTCCATTTAATAAAAATACTACGCGTTATATTGTGGACTTTGCTGATTTAACTAGCACTAAAATTAATGAGTTTGCTAATTTGACCAATAAATTAGATAGTGAATTAATTAATTATAACCCAAGCACTCAAGTGACTATTTAATTTTTTTATATTTTACCTATTTACTATATTTTATAATATAATATATAATTAAATAGGATTACAATGCCACCATTTATGACATTTTTAAATAATAAGATAAAACCATCCAAACCTAGGAGTAAAAGTAAAAGTAAGAGCAAAAGCAAAAGTATAAGCATATCGTTTAGTCCAGCAACAAAAAGTAGAATTGCCATTTTTACTAAAAAGAGAAACATGAAACACTTATTTAAAAGAATTAATGAACTACAACAAACCAAAAAAAATATAGACTCGTTTACTAAAAAGAGAAAACATAAAATTAGTCAGCACGTTTTTAGAAGAATTAAAAGCGAACAAGAAAAAAATAAAAAAGAAACTAATAATTGTTCTATATGTTTTGACACTATGTCAAACAATGGACCACTAAGAACAACACCATGCGGACACAAATTTCATAGTGAGTGTTTAAATACTTGGTTAAGGACAAAAAATACTTGTCCGCTATGTAGAACGCAGGTTCAAGCACCAGTAATAGTTCCACAAATAAATCCACAATTAGCTCAGCAAATAGCAGATGCTAATGATGACGCAAACGAATTGGCAATATTACAAATGGTTGAGAACTATTGGACTGAACAAGGTAGGAGACCCATTGAAGTTGAATTACTAAAATTATGTAAGCTTGCAGTCTTGAAATTGTCAAGACTTGTTAGGCGTTATAGTCGGGCAAATACTAATGCCTACACAACAGCACAAGCTAATGCACGAAACTATGCTGTTGCTCACCGTCTGGATTTAGACTATTATTATAGTCTGGAAGATACTTATAATCCACAACTTCCATTAGAAGCACCAGCACCACCAGTAGCACCTATACAAGCACCTATACAACCGCCTATACCTATAAATATAATAAGACCAAATCTGTCATTATTACGCACAGCATATACCATATAGTTCATTCTAAAATACTATTTTTAACTAACTATTAAACTAATATAATATAGTGTTAAATATTAAACACAATTAGCTATTAACTATTAATATGAAGTTATTTTTTCTTCTATATTTAAAGCTAGTAACTTTAAATTGCTTTTCTCTCTATGCTATTAAAACAAAACCAATACATTCTTTAACATATAAAAGAAGATATGCTAACCCAGTGTATTTAAATGAAAATGATAAGGAAAATGAAAATGAAAATGAAAATGATTCAAATAGTAAATCATTTTATGATTTTATTAAACAAAAAAACTTTACATTAAATATTGATGAAAACTATGTAGAAAACTATATAACTAAATTTGTAGAAAATTATGAAAAAAATCAAAAAGAAAATGAGACACAAAATGATATACAAAGTGATAAACAAAGTGATAAACAAAGTGATAAACAAAATGAAACACAAAATGAGACACTAACACATAAATATTTAACTACCTACAATTCTTATGAAAAATATATTAAAGCACCATTGTCTAAAGATTTAAAAATGTTAACACCTGAATCTGTTATTGAATGGGCCAAGACTTGGACTTATGATATGGTTCATATACCAAATCAGTTTCCTACATTTATGTTTCAAGATATGTTTAAAATGCGTGATTTTGCCAACATTAACTCGTCCCAAACTTATTTTTATATTGGATTTTTTCCGAAAAAAGTGGATTTAAAACAAGGCCCTTATTTTATTGGTGCGTTTGAACTTGCACCTACTAAGCGCGAATTCTTAACACACGCAATAATACAAAATCCATATTATTACAATACTAATTATGATAAAACGAAGTTGGTTGACTTTAAAAAAGAATTACTTGCTTTATGTAGAGATGCCGATGTTTTTTTAAAATTTTCTAATCTTAAAAATACACAAAATGAGAGATATTATTATTCGTGGTTATATGATAACATTTAATGGTATAGACTTAATATTTTTACATTAATATAAAAATAATAAAATTCTCTTATATTATTATATTTTGCTATAATATAATATGCCAAAACAATATAAAAAGAAAACACGTACAAAAAAAGCTAAATCTAAAGCTAAAGCTAAAGCTAAAGCTAAAGCTAACGCAGGATATGTATCGGTGCGAGCGCGTGAATTATTAGCATCAATTGAAGCCACACTAATTCAAAACCATGCACGATTAGCACAATCTATAGCAAGAATAGCTCCTATTCTTGTTTTAAAATCAAGACAATATAAAGCTTTTATAAATAGTATAACAACATCGTATGAGTATAAGCGTAAAAATATTCCCTCTATATTACTAACTATGTTAGCACAAAGCAGCACTGTTTTACAAAGAGTTAATCATTTACTAAGGTTCCATAATGAACCCGGATTTTTACAAGCTGAATTAGGAAGCCGTGGTCTTAATGCTATATCAGCTTTTATAGAACTAACATTAACTAGTATGGAAGAACTAGAAGACACTATGCGTGACTATACACAAAATGCTTTAGCTGATTATAGAGGAGCACAGTTAGGAATTGAAACGCAACCAAATATGAGAAATAGAACTACTCGATATACAGATGCTATTGTAAGACCAGCACGCACCACAAGAGCACAAGCTTTAACAAGAAGAATACGAAGCATTTAATATACAAGTTAGATTAGTGTATACCTAAAAAAATTGATTGCTAATATATTGCTAACTAATTAACAATATATTAATTAATTATTGCTATGTCAAAATCAATTGATAAACCTTGCGTTTACGAATTAATCAACATCGATGATATAAAGGAACTACCTACTGAATATCCAGAAGAATTCAAAGAATTTTGTCTAAGTAATGGACTAAAACTACCTAATATTAGTTCAGGAACAGGTATATCGTTATCGGTAATGTTAAGTTATCCTGGTTATTATTGGACCAGAGAGTCGTGTGATGCTTATGTTAAAAAATTTAATATTAATACAAAACGTGGCAAACGTTCACAAGACATCATTCAGTTGTGGAATAAACATAGTCAAATGGGTATTCAAACCAGTAGCGGTAAAGAAAAAGGAAAATATTATATTGTTTATCCATATTGTTTGTCAAATAAACATAAAATGAGAAAAGATTGTAAGTATGATGGGTCGGAAGAAGAAAAAAATAGTGAAATTGATAAAATAAAATCAACTATTAAAGTAGATTACATTGATGCTCCAAATGAGAGCTGGCAATTGGGCCATAAAAATCCGGGTTCAACAAATAGCTCGGCAAGCAATTTAGTGTTACAACCACCTATACAAGCTAAGTATAGAGATAACTATATATTTATAGATAGTTTAACAAAATTTCCCATGCCAAATAAATTAGAAAGTATGATTGGAAAAAAAGAAATTGAACTTACAAGAGAACAGCTTCTTGCTTATAAAGCAGTTTTTGACAAATTACTTTTGGAATAAATTATAAGCATCTAGCTAAACAAATATTATAATATTCACTATTTAATTCAGTTCCTAAACATTTTCTTTCAGTATTTTTACATGCTAATGCTGTTGTCCCGCTTCCAAGAAATGGATCAAATACAAGAGAACCTTTTTTACTAAATAATTTTATTAAATGTTCAATTAAAGCAAGCGGTTTAACTGTAATATGTGTATTTGTGTCTCCTTTTTCACTTTTAGAAGGTTTTGATACTAAGAAATTTTTATCATAAGTTTCATTATATTCTTCAGTTGTAATTATATTTGCCGGAACTCTATTATTGTCTATTCCAACTTTTTGTGAAAAATCTAATAATCCAGTTTTAAATTGTAATTCATTTTGAATAAATGTTACTTTTCCCAAAGGCTTCATTGCAACACAAATAGGCTCAAAGCAAGACCTAATTTGAGGTGTTTTATAGTCTTTATATTCATCTATTAATTTACTTTTTTCTTCTGTTGTTAGGTTCATTTTTTCTATTATATGAGACACAGACATACCTTTTGGCATGCTTTGTGTATAAGTCCAATTTATCATATCTCTAATTTCAAAACCCGCTATTTCACAACTCATAGCTATTGCATGATATAATCTTGGCGATGAAAATGACAGGAAATATGCTCCTGGTTTCATTTTTTTAAATAATAATTTGGATAACTCTAAATAATAATCATATAAATTTTTTACCTGTGATTTATCAAATTTCATACCTTTTGGTAAATGTGTAATATGACTATTTTTAACATCATTATTTACTTCGCTTGAAGACCATTTATTATCAAGTTTATCAATAAAATACGGCGGATCAGTTATTACACAATCAATACTATTATCTTCTAATTTATTGAGTTCAATCATACAATCCGCATTTAAAATTACTATTCCATCATTACAAGATTTGCTATTTGTATCAGTCTTTAAAATATCAGTCTTAGCAATCGAATCGTCTAGTTGTTGTTTTTTAATATTAATTAAATTAATTAAATTAATTAGTTCTTCTTTATTTTTAGATTTACACTTTTTAAATCCATGCTCTTCACACTTTGCTAAAAGTTCTAATTTAGATAACTGAGTTAGATCCATTTCTTCAATAATATAGATTATTGAATTATTATTTACTTCAATTTTTATAATTATTTTTCTTTTACAAAAAAAATAATAACTTTTAACAATCCTTTATTAATCCTTTAACAATCCTTTATTAATTATACATTCCATAAGGAATATTAGTTGTACTTTCTTTTTTAATTAAATCATCAATAATCTCTCGAGTTAAAATACATGGAAAACTAATTTTATTTTTTAATTTTAGACCTTCATTATTTTCAAATAAATTTATGTCAGGCTTCATTAATCTATATAAATTTAATTTTTTATAAATAATTTCTAAGCAGCGTTTTAAATTGCGTACACCATCTTCTTTTTCTGTAAAATCATTAATAATGTATTCTAACAAGTCATCATTGAAGACAATTGTTGAACTGTCAAACTTAATTTCATCTCTAATTTTTGGTAATAAATGCTGTTTAGCAATAATAAGCTTTTCTTTAGTTTTATATCCTTTTGTCTCAATTTTATACATTCGGTCTTTTAGCACATTATTTACAGCGTTTTCATCATTATAACTAAATATGAAAAGTGCTTTTGACATATTAATACTAATTTCTGAAAAATATTTGTCGCTAAACTTAGTATTTTGAGTACTATCTGTTAAATGAGTTAATACACCAGTGACTTCTTGTCCTTTAAACGAATCACTTAATTTATCTAATTCATCAAATAATATAACAGGATTCATACAACCACATTGAATCAATATATCAATAATTTTGCCATATTTACTGCCTTCATATGTATAATCAAATCCATCTAAAAATCCGGCATCTCCGCAACCACCTAATGCGACGAGCGCAAATGGTCTATTTAAAATTTTACTGATTCCATCCTTAATTAGCGTGGTTTTGCCTGTACCAGGTGGACCTTTAATGGCAATAGCACAACCAATCGCATTTGGATTTACTAACCATAGTCCAACCATTTGCATAATTTGAATTTTGGCATCTTCTAGTCCATATACAACACTGTCTAATGTTTTTTTTGTATATTCCATAAAGTCATGACACTTATCAATACCATCAGCAAAACTAATAGGCAAATTATTATATTTATTAAAAGGAATTTTTAAAAAGGCATCTACCCAAGATTTAATTTTATAAAATTCACTATTTCCAAAACCACCACCCATAGAACGCATTATATTTATTTTTCGTAAAGCACATGCTTTATATTCATTCGGAATATCAAGATCTACTAAATGTAATAAATATGGTTTATCGATTGTTGTTAAATTTTGTAATTCTTGTAGCTTTTCAATTACAATTTCTTGTTTATGATTTGATAAGCATTTTTTAAAGTAGTCTGCCTCTTTATCTTCACAATGTAAAATCTTTGAAAAGACTCTATAATTTTTATTAGAAATTTTTAGTGCGGATTCATCTTCTTTAGCGCAACATTTTTCTTCTTTTTCATCGCATTCTTCTATACATTCTTCATCGCTTTTGCACTCTTCATCGCTTTCGCATTCTTCATTGCCTTCTTCATCATATTCTTCGTCTTCTTCATCATATATTTCGTCATATACTTCGCCTTCTTCATCATCATTATTTTTAATATTTATAATAATAACATTTTTACCGCTTGTTTTTTTGTCTTTAAATCGTTTTTGTAAGTTATTTTTACCAATTGTTTTTAATAATTTAGCTTTATGTTTTAATAATTTAGCCTCTGGTTTTAAAAACATAGCATTTCTTAAAACAAAATTCTTAAATAAGTTATTAGTTTTGTTTTTTAGTACCTCATTAGTTACTTTAGCAGAGCTATATTTTGATGGATAAAGTGAATTTAACAGTTTATAATATTGTACTTTATCAAATTTGCTCTTACTATCTTCTTCTTCATCGTCTTCTTCTTCATCTTCTTCATCCTCGTCTTCATCTTCTTCATCATCGTCTTCATCTTCTTCATCATCTTCTTCATCCTCATATTTGTCTTCTTCATAATCTGGGTCTTCATCTTCATTGTCATCATCATTATTTTCAATTATAGTATTACTATATTTTGGCTTCTTAATAGCTCCTGAAGTTAATCTAGTATTATATTTATGAGTAAATGATGACATATTATTATAAGTTAATAATTAATATTAAGTATTCAATTTTATAATAATTTTATAATAATTTTATAATAGTAAAATAAATAGTCTTAAATAGTCTTAAACAAATGGAAATAAAATTATAAATTATAAAATTATAAAATTGATTAATAATACAATTTAAATATTATTTAACTATTATAAAAGAATGACAGACTTTGAAAATAAGAGACCTTCTAAAATTATTGGCATTCAATTTAGTATATTAGGTCCTCATGAAATTCAAAAAGCCTCTGTTGTAGAAATTACAAATAGAGATACACATATTAATAATAAACCAGTATTATGTGGATTATTTGATCCACGGATGGGGGTTTTAGATCCAGGAATGATTTGCCCTACTGATGGATTAGACTATATTCAAACACCGGGTTATTTTGGTCATGTTAATTTGGCACGTCCAGTATTTTATATTCAATATTTATCAACTATTATGAAAATTAGTAGATGTATATGTATTAAATGTGGTAAAATTTTGATAGATAAAGCAAAATATAAATATTTGCTAAATTTAAATGCGGACGAACGCTGGAACAAAGTATTTTCATTAGCAAGCAAAAAACGGCGTTGCGGAGAAGACTCACATAATGGTTGTGGTTGCTTACAACCAAAGCTAAAAAAGGAAGGTTTGGCAACTATTATTGCCGAATGGAATGAAAAAGAAGAAGAACTAAAAGGCTACGAGTTTAAAACAGAAGACTCAAAAATGACTATGAAAATTATTCCAGAATTAATGTTAAAGATTTTCAAAAAGATTTCGGATGAAGACGTTAATTTTATGGGATTTAGTCCACAATGGTCTAGACCAGAATGGATGATTTGTCAAGTATTAGCAATTCCACCTCCACAAGTAAGACCATCTATTAAACATGACGCACAACAACGCAGTGAAGATGACTTAACTCATATTATTATTAATATTATTAAGGCAAATAAAACATTACAAGAAAAGCTAGAGCAAAATGCCCCCCCAAATGTTATTGATGATTGGACTACTGTATTACAATATTATGTTGCGACATTAGTAGATAATAAAATTCCAGGTGTTGCTGCTGTAGCACAACGTTCAGGGCGCCCATTAAAAGCGGTCAAAGAGCGATTAAATGGCAAAACAGGACGCGTGCGAGGAAATCTAATGGGCAAACGTGTTGATTTTAGCGCGCGCTCTGTAATTACTCCAGATCCAAATTTGTCAATTAGCCAGCTTGGTATTCCGCTAAAAATAGCAAAGAATTTAACAAAACCAATATGTGTAACATTAAAAAATAAAAATTATTTGCGCAAGTTAGTTCTTAATGGTCCAGACGTTCATCCGGGTGCTAAAATTTATGAAAGGAAAAACGGAGATTGTATTAGTTTGCGATATGTTGACCGTGAATCAATCAATTTAGAACCAGGCGATATTGTTCATCGTCATATGTTGGATGGTGATGCTATTTTATTTAATCGGCAACCAACTCTTCATAGAATGTCTATGATGTGTCACATTGCTAAAATAATGTATAAAGGAGACACATTTAGAATGAATGTTGGTGATACTAAACCATATAATGCTGATTTTGATGGTGATGAAATGAATTTACATATGCCACAAGACGATGAGTCTGAAATTGAATTAAAACATTTAGCCGCAGTAAAATATCATATTGTAAGTCCGGCAAATAATAAGCCGATTATTGGTATATTTCAAGACTCGTTATTAAGCACTTATTTATTTACCCGAGAAGCGATTACTTTTAATCCGCGAGTTGCGATGAACTTATTAGCACATCTTAAGACAATTAATTTGAAAAATATAAATTTTGCTGATGAAAACCAAACCAGTTTTAGTTTATTAAGTCAAATTATTCCAAATATTACATTAAAATATAAGACAAAACGATTTAATGATGCCGGCGAGGATTATAACACATCAAATAATGTATTAGAAATTAACAGAGGAACTATTGTTCGTGGACATATTGAAAAAAGCGTATTAAGTGATACAACACGTGGATTGATTCATAGAATTTATAATGATTATAATGTAGAGGCATGTCGTGATTTTGTTGACAATTTACAAGATGTTGTAACTGAATATATGAAAAATCACGGCTTTAGTGTTGGAATTAGCGATCTTATAGCAAATAAAGAAACAAATGATAAAATTAATGACACTATTAATAAGAAAAAAGCGGAAGTAAAAACATTAATAGATGAAACACATTTGGGTATTTTTGATAACAAAACAGGACGAACAAATGTGGTTGAATTTGAAACACGAGTTAATAATATTTTAAACAAAGCCTCGTTTGAGGCTGGTAAAATTGCGCGCGAAAACTTGAATGACAACAATCGTTTTGTCACAATGGTAAATGCTGGGTCAAAAGGCAGTGATTTAAATATTTCACAAATGATTTCGTGTTTAGGACAACAAAACGTAGATGGAAAACGTATTCCGTATGGTTTTGATGATAGAACATTACCTCATTATACAAAGTATAATGATTCGCCAAATGCGCGCGGATTCGTAGAAAACTCATTTATTGGAGGTTTAAATCCAGACGAGCTCTTCTTTCATGCTATGGGTGGTCGTGTTGGTTTAATTGATACAGCATGTAAAACAAGTCAAACTGGATATATTCAGCGACGACTAATCAAAGGCCTCGAAGATTTAATGGTTCATTATGATATGACAGTTCGTAATAATAAGAATAAAATTATTCAATATAGTTATGGAACCGACAATTTTGACCCTATTAAAGTTGAGTCACAACCAGTCCCGTTTGTGAATATGACAATTGAAGAAATATACGGACATTATCAGATGCCAAATGATTATTCAAAAGATTCAATATATAGTACATTATATACCAAACAAGCATATAGTAAATTTAAGAAACAAAAACCAGAACTCGATAAAAAATGTCAATACTATATTGCTATGCTATTACAAGCACGTGAAGATGTTATTGCTAAAGTATTTAATGGCTTATATAAACCATCGGTAAATATGCCAGTATCATTTACACATATTATTAATAATATTGCTGGTAATCAAGAAGAAAATGTTATAATTGATATTACTCCATTAGATGTATTTGAAATTATTGAATCTAATTTTGAAAAACTTAATATGTTAAATTATTGTAAGCCAAATGAACTGTTCAAAGTGTTATATTATTATTATTTAACTCCAAAAGAATTGCTAATGCATAAACGACTAACGCGCAAATCTATTGAACTATTAATGAGTATGCTAAATAATAGTTATAAAAAAGCATTAATAGCACCCGGTGAAATGGTAGGAATGATTGCCGCGCAAAGTATTGGAGAACCAACGACACAGCTAACATTAAACACTTTCCATTTTGCGGGTGTTGCGTCAAAATCAAATGTTACTCGTGGTGTTCCACGAATTGAAGAAATCTTGTCTTTAAGTGATAATCCGAAAAGTTTGTCATGCTCTATTTATTTACATAAGCCAGATAGTTACGATCAAGTTAAAGTAAAAGAATATGTATCAAAACTAGAAAATACTAAATTACGGTCTATTGTGGAATCGGTTCAAATCTGTTTTGATCCAGATGATTTAAATACGTTAATTGGTGAAGATGTTGAATTAATGAAAGAATATAATGAATTTGAGAAATTGCTAGATGAATGTAATAGTAGTCACAATGACTCTAAAGAAAAATCAAAATGGATTATTCGTCTAGCTCTAAATAAAGTAGAAATGTTAGATAAAAACATTAGCATGGATGACGTTCATTATGCGCTAATGACTAGCTATAGCAATTTAACATGTATGTATAATGATTATAATTCGGATAAACTAATTTTTAGAATTCGCATTAACAAAAATTTACAAGCGCTAAAGAAAAAGAAGAATAAAAGTGTATTGGAGTCATTAGACCAAAGTGATGAAATCTATTTACTTAAAAATTTACAAAATGAATTGTTAGACAACCTTATTTTACGAGGAGTGAAAAATATTGAAAAAGTATTTTTACGCAAAATTAGCGATAATTTTGAAGAAGTAGACACTAAATATGTGAAAAAAGATTTATGGGTGTTAGATACATTAGGAACTAATTTACTAGATATATTAGCCCTCGATTTTGTAGATAAAACACGAACAACATGTAATCATATTATTGAAATTTACAACATATTTGGAATAGAAGCTGCTCGACAAAGCATATTTGATGAGTTTTCAGAAGTGATTGAATTTGATAGCACATATATTAACTATCATCATTTAACCATGTTAGCAGATAGAATGACATGTAACGATAAAATGGTATCAATTTTTAGACATGGCATTAATAATGATGATATTGGCGCAATTGCCAAAGCATCATTTGAAGAAACACCTGAAATGTTTTTAAAAGCCGCAAAACACGGTGAATTAGATAATATGAAAGGCGTTTCTGCCAATATTATGTGCGGACAAGAAGGATATTATGGAACAAGCTGTTTTAAAGTTTTGGTAAATAATGATGTATTAATGTCATTCCCACCAGAACCCACGGACACAGAAAATGGATTAGATGAAGAATTAGACCAAGATGAATTATTAAACAAATTAAAAGAAGACTCTAATGATGAATGTAATAAAAATAATTTACTAATCGAGTCATCAATTTCTAGTATTAAACCAGTCATTATGGGAACAAGTGAAGACTACGAATTAGACTTTTAAACTATAAAAAAAATAATTTATAAAGTAATTATTATAAATTATTTGTCAGGTATCACTTTTATTAGCATAGAGCATATACTTTTTTAATATTTTTGTTTGTTATGTTATAATTTATTTTTTGTATGGTTCACATTTTTTTGTTACTTTGTTACGCCGTTTTCCATTAGGACAACGTTTATATTTTTTTGTTTTATTTGGAACGGCAATATCTAGTTGTTCTTCTGCTTTTTCTGCTTCTTCTGCTTTTTCTTCTCTCAATGGCTCTTCTGCTTCTATTGCTTCTTGTGGTGGTTCTGCTTCTATTGCTTTTTCTTCTTCTGCTTCTATTGCTTCTTCTGCTGGTTCTTCTTGTGGTGATTCTTGTGGTGATTCTTCTTCAATTGCTTCTACTTCTTCTTCTATTATTGGTTCTTCTGCGTTTGCCTTAGCAATACTTTTCTTTAATTTTTTTTGTTTATATACCGTATTGGTTGCTTTTATTATATTATAATTATTTATAAAATCTGCCAATACGTCAGTATAAAATTGTAAATGTTTTTTCAAATTGCTATATAATTTATAACTTTGCGAATCTTGTAAATCAGTGCTTATGTTAAAAATAAAAGACTGATTATTAAACATTAGCTTATAGTTATGTTTTTTGTCGCGTGAATACACACTTGGAACTTTTAAAAAATAATAATCATCATTTAATTTATTAATATTACATATTATATACTTTATTTCTGTGCTATTGGTAATAGATATATCAATAGCTGTATTACATAAAAATATTATTGGTAAATCATATTCTTTAGATAATAAATATATATCTATAAAAGTTACATAATATTCATCACTAGTTATGTAATCCTCCATTTTGATTTGACCATCTATAACTTTTTGCATGTTATTTTTTTTATTATTTTTCAATAATATATAATATAATGTTTCAATATTTGGGTGTTTAGTATATAATTGTATTAATTTATTTTTTAAATCAAGTATTAGTAAACTATCATTTTTTGTGTGATATTTTATTAGCATTAAAATTATTTGAAAAGAACAAACATTATTAGTTATGTCAAACATTAATTGATAAACCATTGTCTTAAAATTAGTATGAATGCCTTCTGCTATTACATTTTTACTTATAACACAATTATGTGTTTTGTCAATATATTTATCTAATAATTGAATAGATGCATTAGTTTCGTGGTCTTCGTCTACATATTCAACATATGTTTTATCATATTGTTTTCGTTTTTTTTCTTCGTTCATCACGCCTTCTTCGCCTTCGCCTTCTTCGCCTGCTTCGCCTTTGCCTTCTTTGTTCTCAATTTTTTCTGATATTAATTCGGACTGTGTTTTAGGAGTTTGTAAAATAGTTAGTATGTCTTTTTGTGTATTACCTTTTGGAATAGGAACAATTGTTAATTTTTTAAGAGTGTTTAATTTTTTACTATTATAATAACCCAAAGTATCAAATGTTTCATTAAAATTGCTAGTTCTATTTGTTATAACATTAGTAAAATAATCTAATGTTAATGATGATTGAAATAATAAAAGTTCATTGTCTAAAATATTGTAGTTTGTAGAACCGTAACTAAAGGTTTGATTGTCTTGAAAAATAAATTTTTTGAATTTATTATATCTCACAAATTCATCAGCTAATCGCGTATAATATAATATTTCATTTGACTCGTTATTTATTAGATTAGTAATCGGAATAATTAAAGAGCAAACATCATTAGTTTTCATACAATAATTTGTATTACATTCTTCATCGTTTAAACACAAAGATAATTCTTTAATTGAGTTAAGTATTTTAGAATCATAATTAGCAAAAATAATATATTGAGAACCAACTTCTTTTAATATATTGTAAATTTGTTCTATTTTATCCAAAAATACCAACGAATTTGTATTAATTATTTTTCTTAATACATTTTTATATATACTATGTTTGTTCATGTTTAACACTTTTTTAAATGTATTTTTGAAATTATTGTAAAATAGTGTTTCTAATTTAATATTATTAACAGCATTAATACGATCATTATCTTGTGTGTTAGAAGTTACTATTTGTTTATCCACAAATAAATAGTCTTTATTTTGTATTACTTCTAATTCATCATCATTATTAATTTCTGGATATGAAATCAGGACAAATTGATTGCCTAATGTTAATATTCCCACAATAGAGTTAGCATCTTCTATTTTATACAATGGCTTACATATAATTTCTTGTTTACTTAAGTTATATATTTTTTCTAATAATTGTTTAGTATTATTATAGTCATTATAGTCATCTTCAGTAAGATCATCTATTAGCTTATATGGAATATCTGGATATTCAGATGAAATAGCCGATGGATAACAAGGAATAAAGCCGTGTTCTCTCAACTCCTTAGTTTCACTTTCACTTTCATTTTCTTTATCTTTGTCTTTTTCACTTGAACTATTAGCATCAACTATTAATAGTCCAATAACTTTATTTGAATAGTCAACCACTTGATATGTTATTTCATATTTTAATTTTAAAAGAATAGTAATTATTCTGGTTACGCTTATATTTGGTTTAAAATTGTATGAACTACTAACACTCTTATCTATTGTGCTATTACATTTATTGATTGCATTTTTAATATTATACAAAATTATTGTGAAATTTTTGAAAAATGGATCTTTATTTATAAAGCTAAAAAATTTTGTAATAGAATAACTAACATTATCATTTATTAAATAAATAGGCTCGTAATTTTCATCATTTTTAATCAACAATAAGATTTGTTTTTTAATATCTAAAAACTCAGTGCTATAAGTTTGTTTAGGACATAATACTTTAACATTGTCTGTAATATCTTCATTTGTTATATCTAAAATAATTAAGTTTATTCCATTTGGAAAAAGCAGTGGATTACTTTTACATATAATATCCCATAAGTATGTGTAATTTATTAAATTAGAACTGTTTAAATAGTCTTTAAAGTTGGTAAAACTATTTATTATTTTTTTAAATAATATTATGCTAGATGGAGTACTAGAAAATTTGCTATATAAATTAGAAGACTTATAACTTTCTATGTCTATATTATCTATTAACTCGTTAAAATTCTTAGATCTAAATATATGTGGTAAATTTCCATTATTATATTTAATAAAGTCATCAATAGTAAATGCGTTTGTTATTATTGTTTTCATTTCATTAATACTAATTGTTTTCGTATTATTATGAACTAATGTGCCATAAAGATCAGCAATACAAGCAATAAAAGATTGATTTTTGCTAGTTTCAACACCATAGCGTAAAAAACACTGATAATTCTTTTTAAGCGTGTTTGGTGTTTTTTTGGTTACACATTTTTCATTATCAACTTGTAAAAATTTTTGTATTTTAATAGGAAGAAATCCTAGCTTATTTTTTTCTAATGTTTTATCTGGACCTAAAATATAATTTAAATATAATTTGTCATCACTATTAGCAGCTTGAGTGCTTACATCTAAACACTTATTACGTCTTTTTACTTGTTCTTTAGTTTTTGATATATTATTATTAAAACAGCACGGAAGACAAAAGCCATTTCTATTATGTTTATCTTTTAAAAACCCAGGAACATGTTCTACATACTTACCTTTTTCATCAATGTGATGTTTAGCATCAGTAAATTCCATTATTGTTCCATCATAAGTACCGTCTTTATTTTTTTTTGTAATAAGTGTTCCATAATCTCCACTGTGTACTTCTTTTTGTGTTAAACTAGTGTTTTCTTTTAAACTCCAATACCGCGGACATATATAATGATATTTTTTAGATTGTGTTCCATATTCAAAACTTTCAGTATAAGAACCTGGATGATTTGCGTCTATATATTCTTTTTCTTCTTGTGTCAATATAACTGGCTGTTTTTTTACATTCCAATTACATAATCTAGAATATTCTTCAAATAATGAATTTTTTTCAGTAGCAAATAGTTTAGGTTCTCTATTAATTAATCGTTTTAAAATAGGATTGCTTTTTTCTGATTTTTCTTTTACTTTAGTGTCGTCTACTTTAAGATTCATTTTTTTAGAGTCGCTAGTTGTAGTTTTTAGTTCAGTTTTTACTTTATCTTCGTTTAAGTCTTCTTTATCTTTATTTAAGGTCACGTCTTCTTCATCGTCATCATCTTCGTCGTCTTCGTCGTCTTCGTCGTCTTCGTCGTCTTCATCGTCTTCTTCATCTTCATCGTCTTCTTCATCTTCATTAATAGTACTAATTTTTTTGTCCTGTGTTTTTGTTGTTTTTTCAATTGGTTTTTGTTGTTGTTTTTGTATATATTTACTATCTTCTCTGCTATCTTCGTTTTCTTCGTTTTCTCCGTCTTCGCTTTCACTTTCATCTTCGTTTTCATCTTCTTCTTCTTCATCGTCATAAGTTAAAAGTCCAAAAATATTATTGTCATCTTCAAACATAGTAGTTTCATCATTTTCTAATAATGCGTTCATTTTTCTATTTATTATTTCACTAGTTTCAACCTCTTTAAAATTGGTCTCTTCTAATGTTTCATCAAGATTTATAGCCCCTGTTAATTCACGCACATTTTTTTCTTGTTCTTCATTTATCAAATTATATATTATTTTAACTAGTGAATCTAAATAAATAGGAATATGATCTAAATAATAAATAGCGTCAATATTTTCTACACTAATAGAGAGATTTGAAGCGCCAATCTTTTTAAATACCGTTTTAAATCCGGGGTTATTCTTTATTACTAGTTTTTTAGAATTAAATGTGGAAGTTAATAATTTTAGTGAATTATAAACACTCACAAGCTTTAACTTAGCATTTTCAATTGTTAATTTAAAGTTCTCTTGTAATTTTGCTAAAATAACACCATCACTATATTCTTGTTTAATCAATTCTAATACAAATGCTTCTTCCGAATCCATTACATTAAAATTCGATACATGTTTATAACGCATTGTTATTTCATTGCTCTTCCGATTTAATATATTAAACAATAAGTATATTGAGTTACCAATAGGTTCAATAGTTAGTTCCCCTTTTATGTTTATAGCACAAGCATAATTGAGAGAATTTATTTGAATATTACTTGCTTTTAAATTACTAAATAAATCAATAGTAGTGCTTACTACTAAATTTTTTATGAATTTAATAATTGGATTTACACCATTAAGTATTAAATTATTTATTAGCTCAAGACTAGTTATTTGTTTTAATCCCAAATTAATATTTATTAATCCAGACTCATATAATACTATATAAAACTCATCTACATTTTTTATAAAGTCCTCTTCTGTTGAAGAGAGATAAAAACTAATGGTGTTGGTTTTTCCTAAAGACCTAGCATACTTTAATATTAATGTTTTACTTAATAAAGGATATTTATTAGTTTTACTAGTGCTAGAACAAAATATTCTATATATATTTTCTAGCTTTTTACCAGGATTATATTTGATTAAAGGATAGTTTAGTGAACTATGAAACAATTTAAATATTGTTTCCAATGAAATATTCGAATCAAATTTATTATTTATGTTTAAATTAATATAATTTACACCCTTAGTACTATAATTTAGCTCTTCTGATACATTATTAATTGAATTTAATAAATATATTAATTTGTTTTTGTTATCTAAATTAATATTACTTAATATAGCATTTGTTTCTTTTATTAGATTTATTTTTTGTGAATAAAAGTTCGCATTATTAAGTATATTGTTTTTATATAAAAATACATAATACAACTTTATTATTGATTCTTCTTCTATAGTAGATTTTTTAAGCTTGAAAAAATCACTTGCTAAACATATGTTGAGACTATTATTATATATATTATATTCAAATAATAAATTGGAATTATTTGTACTAATATTGTCACTTAATTGAGTTGATGTGCTAAGATTAATATAATAATAGGGATTAACTATATAGTCTAGCTTTTTATTTAATACGCTTTGTCCTAATGCTATATATTCTTTGAATGTTGTTAACGTGATTTTAGTCAAATCGTCATAACTATATGTTTCTTTTATTGTATCATATGTTGTGTTAGACTGTAAGCTAGTCAATATACTTTCATTTTCATAAATATTTGCCAAATATTTAATAATATTTGAATGTGTTAACTCTATTTTGTTATTATTGGTTAATGTATTAAATAAGTCTTGGCTATTGTATATGTGTTCTACTAACCCATACATATATAGTTCTTCAAAGCAAATTTTTTCATCTTCATTTACAATAGAATTATAATGAGCTATGAATTTTAATTTTATAGTTTCAATAGAGTCATCATAATTTATAACATCATTTACAAAAATAATTGTTCCATTTGTTGTTTCCATAATGTTTAAATCATAAGTATTTAAATCCTCGCTAAAATGCTCTTTATATACACTACTTTTACTAAATGTGCTATAAGTGTTAAAATTTTTGTTTAGTTCTTCAATACTTGGAAGACTTGATGCGACTGCTTCAAGTGATCCATATTTATTTTTAATAAATAAATATAATTTACTGTAAGTGTTGTTATTATTTATATAAATTTTAAATATATTTGACATTTATATAAATAGTAGACTATTATTTTATATATATATATGATTATAAATATTATTGTCGCATATTGTAATAATAATGGAATTGGTAAAGACAATAGTTTAGTTTGGAATATTAAGAGCGATATGGCTAAATTCAAACAATTAACTAGTGGCACCGGTAATAATGCCATTATTATGGGAAAAAACACATTTGTAAGTTTAAATAATGAATATGGATTAGCAAATCGAGATAACTTAATTTTATCTAAATCACTTAAAATAGCTAAATATATTGGCAAAAATTTAGTACAAAGTTTTGAAAGCGTTCAATCTCTCGAAGAGTTTGTGAAAACACAAAATTATGACACAATTTGGGTAATTGGTGGAGAGCAAATTTATAGATTATTTTTAGATAATTATAAAAAAGACGATACCAGTATTTTTAATATTTCAAAAATTTATATAACATATATAAATAAAGACTACGAATGCACGTCATTTTTTCCAGATCTAACACAATATACAAGTAAATATAACTTACTTTTTTACAGTAAAAAAGTACACGGGAATGCATACGCTAATAATAGTTCTAACGATCCAACTATTTCTAATAGTTATACTATATATGATATAATATATGTTTTTGTATAATCTTAATTTTAATTTTTTGTTTTAATTTTTAGTTTTAATTTTTAGTTTTAATTTTTAGTTTTAATTTTTAACCTTTAAATGTCATAATATGGGTTGTCGCTAATATTCATACCACAATAGCGTGCTGGATTTTTTTTATAATCAATTGGATTATAAATATTTATTTCTTTTGCTTCAGTAATAATAAATTTAAAATTTTCCCAAAATTCATCATTATGTCCTATAGACTTTGTAGCAATATGACTTACTTCATGTAGCGCAACATACATTAACGTATTAATATCTATTAAACGACCTTGACTATTTTTTTCTGTATCTAAACAAAAGGCTAATTTCTCTCCTTTATTTTCGCTATATGCTGTAAATTCGCTTGTTGGTAATGTTTCATATATTTTTTGTGGATTATAACCTTTAATTAAGCGTTTTACATTACCCTGATTTGGATATTTTTTTGCTAAATGATTTACTAATTTATTTAAATTAATATTTACTTGAGCCAATTTATTTGCTGATAATTGAATTTTATTTCTATCACGAACACAATATGTGGTGCCATTTATATCTGAAATAATACATCTTAAATTAAACGAATCACTATTTATATACAATTTAATAGCAATAATTATTATAAATGTTAGTAACAATAAATTAAGTATATTATTGCTAAATAATGAACTCATTTATATTTATATAAAATTTTATAATAAAAAATATTAATATAAAATTTTATCTTATTTATGTTACTTTATCTTACTTTATCTTACTTTATCTTACTTTATCTTAATTAACAATATTAAAATGTCTTAGCATTTACATACTGGATCCTATTTCTAATGGTCTTCTAAAGGTATCTGTTTCAATTGTAGAAATATTCCAAGGGCAATTTGTATTTGTTCTTGGATTTGCTGGTTCTGATCTAATTTGTAAATTTGAATTTCTTAGACTTGAACCTTGTGTATTGATTCCAACTAATTGTGTGGGATTTAATAAGTTAATATTTCTTAAATCAGAACTGCTTACTGGATTTAGATTGGACCAGTCGTTTGCTGAACTATTTGGTAATAAATCCGCGGGGTTGGACACAGCTTTTGTTGAAATTAATTGGTTAATAGCGCTAGCACTATCTGCCGATGTAGCTATTTGTGAATTTGAATTACCATTATATGGCGCATAAGTAGAATTGCTGTTTGTAATTGACTGCGAAGATACATTTTCAATTGATGGGTTAGATGAATATGAAGAAGGATTTAATGATGTCATAGGTGACTGTAATATATTTTTACCCTCTGAATATTTATAAAAAGCATATACAACAAACAATAAAGCAATAACTCCTAAAACATGTTCGTTCTTAATTCCTTTGCTTATTTTATTTAAAACTGTCATTTTATATAAAATAAACAATAAAAAATTTTCAATAATAATTAATTAATATAATTAATTATATTGCTAATAATTACTAAAAATTACTAATAATTACTAATAATTACTAATTAACGCTAATTTACACTAATTAACGTTAATTAACACTAATTATTGCTAATTATTACTAATTATTACTAATTTATTGGCAATAATTAGTAATTATTAGTAATCACTTTATAATTTACTTTCTTCATCACTAGATGAACCATCAAGTGTATTTAAATTATACTTAACTTTTATATTTTTTGCTTCTAAAAATGCTTGAATAGCATTTTGTCTTATTTCTTTTGCTTTTTGTTTTGCTTTTTTATATATTTCTAAATATATACTATCGTGTGTTTTAAGTTCAATTGGTTCATTGTTTACAATAATATTATCTAAATCACATATTTCAATAACATGATTATTTTCTAAAGCATTGGAATTACTATTTAATACATTGCTAGCTTCTGAAATTACTCTAAATGAATCTTCATTATTAGTTAATTTAACTTCTTCTTTAACAATTGAAGAACATGCTTCTTCTTTAACAATTGAAGAACATGCGTCTTCTTTAACAATTGAAGAACATGTTTCTTCTTTAACAATTGAAGAACATGCTTCTTCTTTAACAATTGAAGAACATGCGTCTTCTTTAACAATTGAAGAACATGTTTCTTCTTTAACAATTGAAGAATTTACGTCTTCTTTAACAATTGAAGAACTAATGTCTTGTGCACTTATACAAGAAACATTAGTAATATTAGTAAGATATTGAGATTCGATGTTAATTTCATCATCTTCACTAGTATCATCTTCATCATTTACAGAGCTTGTGTCATCATAAATAACTTTATTATTTTTTAAGTCATTTACTTTTTTTAAGTCATTTACATTAATTTTTTTATTTTCTACACTGTTAATAGGTTTATTTAATTTAATTAATATCTGATTTTCAAAACTATCGCAAGGATATAATATCATAAATTGGACCAATATTATATCAATAATAAAAGAAGACTTTGAAAACTTAATCCCGTTTATATTTATTAATGGTACAATATCATTAACTTTATCATATTCTTCTAAAGTTATTTTTTTTTCATTTTCATCATATATAATAATTTTATCTTGCTTAATTGATGTTTTTATCAAGAATTTTTTACCAGACTTATATGACCTCATAATTGGAACAACATATTCTTGAATATCATCATCGGAAATGCTTTTAGAATCATAAAACCACAATTCTTTATTTGCACATATTTCTTTAACACAATGACTTTCTAGATTTTCAAAAAATTCTATTACTTCTTTATTATTGCTCATAAATTCTAAATCACAAAAACATTTATTATTAGTATTTACAATACCTTGTTTTGTATTACATTTAGGTAGTTGAATATATAGATTATTTTTTGTAGGATTATTTATTTTACTATAATAATTATTACCACTTATTAGAGAAGGATTTTCTAACCTTACTAAATTAAAATCAAAATCAGATGTAAGTTCATATATTTTGTTATTCATTTAATTAATTTAAGATAATAAAAATGTAATTAAATTTGTGCGCATTACTATTTAAATATTTAAATAGTAATATTTTAAATACTAATATTTTTAATATTATGTTGAAAAATGCGCTAGCCAATCAATGTATTAACTTTCTAAAAACAGAAGAATCCAAAAAAGAATTAAAAGAAATATTCTCTCCTGTTTTAGAATATTTTTTGAAAGAAATAAATATATATTTGTATTTTTTTATATTTTTCATATTTACCAGCTTTATTTTACATTTAGGAGTTTTACTTTTATTAATTCGTTATAATATTAAATTAAATAAACATAGTATTAGAACAATTGAGTAATTTTAATTATTTTAATTATTTTAATTATTTTAATTATTTTAATTATTTTTATATATATTATTTATATAAACATAATGAGAGAAAGAAGCAAAAGAAGAAAGAGTAGAAGAAGTGCCAATGGGGGGTCATCATTGTTTGATTTACTAGTTCCTGCCGGATTATTTGCTGCTACAGACTTTATGAAAAAAAGAAGTAACAAACATGTTCGTTCTAGAAGCTACCTTACACAAAATAGTAATAGAAAATCAAGAAAACGTAGATACTAATTTTTGAACTTTTTGAGTGTTTGACTATTTAACTAATTAGCTAACTAATTAGTTAATTTCCACACATTCCATTTTCTCAATTAACAATTCGTATAAAATAGTTTTAGCACAATTAATATAATTAATTGGTATACTATTTTGATAATAATTAATTGCTTTTACTAAATTGTCTACATTTCCATTATCTATTGCGTTGTCAATAATAATAATAAACTCGTCAATAGTTTGTATGCTCATAATATATTAGTACTATATTACTAAAGTTATAATAAATCAATTTTTTAGAAGCAAAGTATTAATAAAACAACTTAAAGACACAAACAAAGTAATTTAGTAATGAGTATTGAAGACAAAATTAAAAGGTGGGTGGTCTTGGATAATCAAGCTAAACAATTAATAAGTCAAATACAACTATTAAAAGATGAAAAAGAGGAGTTAACAAATCATTTAATACAGCATTTTGATAATGCTAATAAAAAATATCCTATTATTAACATAAGTGATGGGAAACTTAGTTTTATACAAGTAAAACAACCAAATGGACTAAGTTATAAATTTTTAGAGCAATGTTTTATTGAATATTTTAGTAGAACTAACAATGGCACAAATGCTAATGGCACAAATGCTAATGGCACAAATGCTAATGGCACAAATGCTAATGGCACAAATGCTAATGGCACAAATGTTAATACAAATGTTAAATCACTATTAGACTTTATTAAATCAAACAGAACATATAATATTAATAAAACAATTAAACGAGTTTATAATTGAAGTAATTTAATATAACTCTATTATATAAATGTATAGCGCTATAAATGATTTATATAAAAATATAAATGATTTAGATAAATCAAATAGTTTACTAAAGAACTTGTATATGTTACCAGGATTTAATATAACAGAAACCAATAATAGTGATACAAATTGTGTTAGTTCAACTGATTCATCAAAAGACAATCCAGTAATGAAAGATTCAATGTTTATGAAACTACTAGGATTTTTTGACAATACAAAACCCAATCAAACACAAAAAGTAAAACCTAAGCTTAAGCTGTCTAAAAAACAAGACAAAACATTTACACGAAAACAAACACAAACACAATCTCACTCACAAAAACAAAAACAAAAACAAAAACTCAAAACAGAATCTTAATAGTGCATATTCCGTTTTTTGGTGTAACGTTTTGCTTTTTTCTTATAATGCTTTGTTTTTCTTTTATTGCATCTTCTATATTTTTTAGTGTTTGTTCCGCCACCAGAAGAAATACTAGAATAAGTTCTAGGGTTATTCTTGTTTCTCCGCTTCCTTCGCCGATGTCTTGGTTGATCTTGAGCCCTCGCTGGATTATCATCCCGTGTCAACATATTGTCTTTCCTACTCGTCGCCTTTGCTGCCGCCCGAGGTGACGCGGGAGGCAACACTGCCGCTATCGACTGGCCCATCTTCACCGCCATCTCCTCCGCCCGAGCCCTCACCGCCTCCACCGCCGCCAACACTTCCGCAGCCGCTGTCGCAGCCGCTGTCGCAATCTGATCCAATCTCTTTAGCTCCGCCGCCGCCGCCTCCGCCTCCGCCGCCGCCGCCTTCGCTGTTTTTAATGCCTCATCCGCCTCCGCCACCGCCGCATCATACACATCACGCGCCGCCACCGGGACCATCCCACCCACCTCCCTCGCCGACTCCGCCTGATCCGCCGCCGCCGTCGCCGCCTCAGCAGCAGCAGTCACCACCTCCATCGCTACGAGTGACTCGATCACCTGTATTATATGATTTCGCTTTGCTTTTACAAGCGCTGCTTGTGTGTTCGTTTGTGTTTCCTTTGCATATGTAATAACCGGTTTGCTATCTACATTTATAACCAATTTATTTAGTTTAGTATAAGACTCAACTACTGCTCCCGCCTCATCCTTTAACTTGAAGATCCTATTCTTCGCCAAACTTTTATAATAGTCAATGGTATAATCTTGTTGTAAGTCCGGCATATTAATATGTTATAATATAATATTTGCAATATTAAAAATAATACTAAACAGACACTTTAAACCAATTATTATTATTAAATGGAGTTATTAAAATATTGCTTATTCTATCTTTCCAATATTTAACACGTTGTTCAAATAATAATTCTTTATTGGTTTTTGGATATAGATCTTTATCTATATATTGTTTTTCTAATTCACTTTGTTTGGGTTTTACTCCATAACAATTTGACCCTAAACGTGTATGAGGATTAGGAACATATCCACCATTTATTCCTGGTAATCCACAATCATATTCATGACCTTCTTTTCCTTGTAATACACGCCAATCACTTTGGCTTGTTGGATATAAACCAAGTTGATCTTTAGTCCATCCATAGCTACACCAGCTTGCGCCCTTAGTTTGTGATTCTCTTAACTGATCGTATGTTGCCATTTCACCCTCAAAAGCATTACATACAGCTTTAGCATCATGATATGTAAATCTATTACCTGGGACATGATATACCTCACTAAAATTCATACATATATCTGGACCGCTAATTGTAGACTTTACTCTAATTTCGGGCTCCACTGAAAACATATTTTTAATTTCTGTTACAACATTAATATTAAAAAAATAGGCCAATCCATTTACAAAGATTAATAATATAAACATTCCCCATAACAGTGCTTCTAAAATAAAATATGAACCAGAAGGTTCATAGTCATAGTCATAATCATCATCACTGGTCAAAGATTTTCCTAAAAAACTAAATAAGATGTAATACACTATTATAATTATTATTAACACCACTAATACAAAAGGATTAGTGCCTAAATTATTTAAATTATTATAAAAATCTTCAGTCACATTATTAAATAATGTCATAATATTATATATAAATAATATATAATATTATTGATTACACAAAATATTAAAACTTATTAAAACTTATTAAAACTTATTAAAACTTATTAAAACTTATTAAAACTTATTAAATAATGCCAACACCATTATACTTTTCTATAACAATAACAATAAGCTTTTGCGCTAATTAATGATGCTTCACTAATTTCGGTTACAGTCGTATCATTATAACTATACCATTTTTGATTTGCGTTTTTAACATATGAAGTATAATGCCCCCCTTGAACGCCTCCACTATGATTACATATTCCAAACAATTCATATATACAATTTGTCTTATTATATCCTAATTCATAATTGCCAAAATCAAGACCACATAGTGGGGTTTCTATAATATTATTTAATTTACGATTATTATTATCAAATCGTTTAAAATCAACTATCAATATAGTTGGTAAACTCCAAAATTTAATACATTTTTTTACAGATTCTTTCTTATGTGTAGCTTCATTAAACCACGCATTCTCATTTTCCAATACTTCATCACTTGTATACAAATCAAAACAATCATAAATAGTATATGTTTTAGAATTATTAACATCGCGTGGTATAGGTAGATTTATTACACTAAAACTCTCTGGTGTAATGCTATAAATTTTATTTTCCTTAGTATTTGAAATAATTAATGATACATGTATTCCAAAAAATAATTGTAATAATTCTGAATAGCTATTTGAATAGTTATTTTTTATCATAACATAACATTTTTTTGCTATTTCATCTATATTATTTTTTGACGTTCCAACTATATTAATATCTACTTTACGCTCAATACCTTCATGAAAACAGTCAAATAAAAAAATTAAAAACTCAGGTAAATCATTTTGAGCATATCCTGTAAATAGTTCTCTATTTTTTACTTGTGCCATATGTTGAATTGCTCTTATAAATCTATTTGGACTAATAACACAGTTACTAGCCCACATTAAGTCTTTTAGCTGCTTCCACTCATAAAGTAATAATGATCTTTCATCATTATTTATATTAATATTTTCAAGAATTTCATTAAATTCATAACAATGTGATAATATTTGCATACATGCATTAATATAACATGTATTTCCTAAATTACATAATCCAGTTAACCCTTTATTATTATATTTACTAAGTAAGCCATTTGAAGATATTACTTTATAATTAATAGTAGATATCATTATGTAGTTATAAATATATAAATATATACTTGTATATTTATATATATTTAAATAATTAATTAAATAGTTAACTATAATATTAACTATATTGTAGCTATGAATCCTAATTATAATCCCAATTACAATCCTAGTAACTTTGAATTAACTATGTTAACTAATTCAATGGTTTATTTAAATAATTATATAAGAACAGTTAATTCCAGTATTGAATATTTAAATAATGCTAGTGCAAATATAAGACACATGCAAGAAACTATGTATTATCATTATCACGCTAATAATTATCAAGTAATGGTAAATAATACAGAATTATTTGCCAGAGCTAATAATGGACTAGCAAATAGCGTAGCAAATAGCGTAGCAAATAGCGTAGCAAATAGCGTAGCAAATAGCGTAGCAAATAGCGTAGCAAATAATATTAATATAATTGAAGATTTAAATTTAGAATACTTTGAAGAATTGTCACTGCGTAATTTACAAACAATTATTACCAATAATGTAACAGAATGTAGTTTTTGCTCATTGTGTGAACCATTAAATGAGTCTTGTTCTATAACGCATGAAGATTTTTTACCACAACATAGAGTAACAAAAATTAATGGATGTGGACATATATTCAATTCAAAGGCTATTAATGAGTGGTTACTTACACATCAATCATGCCCTAATTGTCGATATAATATATTGTCTGATTCCAATATTATTTCTTATAGTGTTCAAGAGTCTGATAGTACATTTTATTTTAATATTGAAGACCTTATAAAGTTTTTTCGCTTTATAAATCAATCGTCTTAAGTAAAATAATATAGTTAATGCGTTTAGCTAACAATTTATTATTTTCTAATGCTATTTGTTTTAGTAGTTTACTCTTTTTTTTATTATACTTTGCTAGTTTTTCTTTTGAGTCACTATAAATAGTTGGTTGTGTTTTTAGTAATTCTTTAAATTGTAAAATTTCATCACATTCATTCTTATATAACTCTTCAAGTTTGGCAATTTTATCAAATTTTTTTCGTAAGTCAATACATAACTTATGTGAATCATTTTTTTTTGAATAAGCAATTTTATGTAATCGTATTAAATAATTCTTATCATTATTACATGCTTTACAATAACTTGACTCAGACTTCTTTTGTAAATTATATAATTTACAAATATGTGGATTATTAGCATTAGCATAACTAAATAATAAATAACAATTGTTATTTTTTTCAGATAAAATAGTAGGGCTCCTAGAGGTTATATTAGTGTTTTTGCCATTATTATTATTTTCTCTCAAATGTAATTGTAAAATTTCAATAGCTTTTAATAGGCTATTCATTTATAGTAGACCAAATAGCAATAATATAATTAATTATCAATTTTTATATACTAATTAATTATACTAAACACAAATAAACTACATTTTCCTTCGTAATAATGCACCAAAAGGGCTCCAATAGGGTAATATAATTGATTTTTGATTTAGTATTGATATTAGTTTTTTTGGTAAATATTTTTTATCTATTACTACTTCAAATGTATAATCTTTAAACCATGACTCAGACATATAATAATTTCCATCATAGTCCACAGCATCATCTTTTTCAAACATTTTATCTCCCCATGAATTTTCAACAAGAAAGCCATTAGTTTTCGAGTTATTTAAGTTATAACCTTTTATTACCATCGCATGGACAGGAGCTGTTTGTCTATAATTTAATGAATCACATTTAGCCATTGCATTATTAAATCCAAAAATTGAATCATAGTCAAAAGCTTCTTTATCCATAAAACTATGTTTATGTGAAATATACTTGTCAATATCAAGACCGATCCATACCGCTTCCTGATTATCTATAGATTTTTTTGTAGCATCAATTAAATAGTCAATTGGAACATTTATTAGACCCCGTCTTTTCTCTCCTAAAACATCGAATGACAATTGCACGTCATATTGTTTAAAAAAAGGCGCTTCTTTACACGGATAATTTATTAGACATACTTTATTTTTCGCATTATATGGAACATATTTTTTATAAAAGTCTAGTGGACTAACATTTTTAATTATTTTAGCTTTCTTTGATTCTTTTGATTCTTCGTAATATTCCCAGGTTATTTTAGTTGGTGGTTCTCCTAAAAACACAACCAAAATTTTATAGCATTCTAATAACATAGAGTTTAATAATGCATTTTTATTTTTTATAAGTTCATTTTTGGGTGTAGTTTTGATTTTATGAGCACATTTGCGTATAAAGTCATTATAAAAATTTCTAAGTTCATCCGAATTAGTGCTATGAAAATTATCATCCATATTTGTTTTAGGAACAATACCATATTTTTCAATTAAATTAACAAATACATTCCAACGACCACCATCATCAGTTAAATTGTCTAATATATGTATCAATTTAACTACTTTATCATTAGATTGAATAGTTTGTACACTTACATCATAAGTATCAATTATATAAGTAAGATAATAATTCGCTTTTTCTAATTTGTCAAAAAAAAACAAATAATTTTGTGAAAACTCAAAATCTGGAGCCAACTTGTATTTTTTAATCATTTTATAGCGAATGATATTTAAAAAGGCAAATATCCAACAACGACCACTTTGTTTTTGGTCGCTAATTTTTGACTGGACATCAATTAAATTTGTATAAGTTTTTTTCTTATCTTGAATATAATCACTTTTTAATAACACATTTTTAAAGTTGGTCTTTGTATTAAAATTTTTTAATATTTTATTTGTTTTATTTTTATTAAATTTTTGTGAAAACTTTGAAATTAACTTATATGTTAATTTATTAACCATATACTATTATTATATATAATAATATATAATATATTACTAGATTACATATATTATTTACATTCTTTTAAATAGCTATCAAATAATAGGCTTTTAATTTCTTTACATTTTAGTTCTTCTAGTTTTTTCTCAAATTTTTCTTGTTCAGGCCATTTAGTTCGTAATTTGTCTATTTCATTATACCACGATTGTAGTGTAATGCCGCGTTTTTTTTTAAATTCGCTCATATTTTCTAAATTTAACGCATAAAGTTGTAATAATGGTTTCATAATCTGATTACTAATATAATGAGCATAATCCAATTTCAAGTTATTTTGAATAATAAAATCAGGTGTCTCTATTTTTTCGCCTTGAAGTGCTTTTTTATTAGCATTTACAATATATGCATAATACATTCTATCACCTGAACTTGGTTTATTACCAATGTCTCGCTGACCGATTCGCTCAGCCAATACTTTATGTGCTATTTGATTGGGATTTTTATAATAGCTTCGTAAAGATTTAGTTACCAATAATTTTTCAATTGAATATTGTCCACCAATCAATTTTTCAAGACTCTCATTTAGAAATTTTATTGATTTAGTAATACTCTTTTCTTTCATAATAATATTTACAATAGTTCCATATATGTCTTTTACTAATGGAGCATTGTCTCTGCGTTTTAGCACAATACCCATATACTTTAGTTTGCCTTTTTCTATATTTTCTTCATATAATATACCAACATAACGTTTCTTGGATAATAATATCCAAGGCCAAAATGTTTTTTCATATTCTAAATCGTGTGGTTTTTTAAGAAATTGACTTGCTAAATTTCCCGCCTTTTTTGCTAGTTCAATAGTATAAATAAGAGCTTGATTATTTATAATTTTTTCATCGCTAATTGGATTCCTCAAATTAAATTTGAAAAACACTGAATCTGTATCACCATATACACATTCTGCCTTTGCCTTTACAATTGTTCCATCGTCTAATGTTACTAACACATCATTATAACATTCTTCAATAATTGCCCTTCCATAAAATAATAATTTACGACCAATAGCTGTTGTTGATGCGGCAACGTCCCCTTCATAAAATGCACTTGTAATTGCTCCCATTTGGCCATATAAAGAGTTGGCTGTTACTTTAATACTTAGTTGTCGCTTATCCAAGACGTTTTTCATAAATTCATCTTTTTCTAATAATATCAATTTTCGCGTTGCTTTTCGTGCAGCTAACAACTCCTCTAAAATAGCGGGCATAATAGCTTTACCGTCTTTATCTGGAAATTGCGCAAACCTACAAATTTTATAACCAATAATCACTTTTTTCTCGGCTGCCTTTGGACTAGGTCGCATATATTTATATGTATCATATTTCACATCAATATATTTATAACCCAAATCATATAAGTTATCGTAGCAATAATCTCCATGCTCAGATTTTTCCCCTGTTTCTTTAATTAAATTATTGTCTAAATCATATTCTTTAGTCCATACTTTTGAGTCGTGTGACAAATTTTCAGAAATAATAGACGACGGATAAAGGGAACTATAGTCAACACAAGCGACTGGCTCTTCTAAGTATATTCCGGTTTTTGGTGTAAAAACGTGAGCACCTTCATAACCTCCGCCTGTTTTTTGTTTATTTACAACCGGCATAAGCGTATTTTTTTCTCCACATTTTTTAGAAACATAGCTTTGTAGTTTAATTCCTTGTCCACGCAATAGTAAATAGCTTAGTGGAACATCACATAAATTTGACATTTCTACTTTGTCAGTAATTACATCTACTTTTAATAATAACCAAATAACATTGTCGCAATCAGCAAGACAATATTTACCAACAGTCCATCGGTCATAATCAGAACCGTTAGCAAGCGCAAATATTTCTTGTGGCGACACGTCGTCTTTTGCTAATCCCCAGTTATATTTGTAATTGGTCAAATCCAGTTCTTCTAGACCCTCAATCACAAACCATTGTTCGTCTTTATTAATTTCAATAATTTCAAATTTTTGCCCTTTTTTATATAAATTATTACTGAACCCTTGTTCGTCAAACTTTATATAACTTCCCACACTAATACCTGTAAGATTTTTGCTATATATTTTGGTGCTATTATTTTCATTATTTAACGCAATTTTACTAATAGAGTCACTAATAAAATAGCTTGATGTAAAGTCTAACTTATTAGAACTTAATGTAAATTCTTTGCGAAAAATGACACACATATCTATAATAATGCGACCAGGCATTTTTATAAATTTTAAATTATATTCGCCACTTGCTAATACAATCTTATTTGTTTCAATGTCTTTATAATCTTTTTTTGAAAGGTCGCTAGTGCTAGCGCTAGCGCTAGTTTTAGCCAATTTATCTCTATATTCAGCACGCCAATCATTTGAAATACATATTTCATTTTTGTTTCGCGAAAGTTTGAGAAATTCATTAACACAATTTAGCTCTTTAGATCGCTTATACATAAATTCAAAATCAAACCCCGTAATATTATAACCCGTAATAATATGCGGATTTTCGCTATTAATTATTTTTGTAAATGTTAATAATACTTCTTTTTCAGTTGATCGCTCTAATACAATTACCTTGTTTTCTTGTGCCCATAATAAATATTTATCAGGAATTTTACAACCACCTTTAACAATAATAACACGCTTATATGGTTTAGATTCAGTATAATTAATAAAACTTAAACCAATAAATGTAATTATGTCACCTTCTAATGGTGGAAAATTAGTGTTGCTAAATGCTTCAACTAGCTTTACTAATTTTGTAGCATATTCACAGCTGTTGTCCTTAATTAATTCTATTAATGTGGCATCTTTTTTATAAGCTTTTATTTTAGGTTTGCGTTTGCTATACTTTACTGGACTTTCAGTTTCCCCATCATTAATGCCTTCTTGTTCTTCTTCATCGTCTTCATCTTCATTTTCAGATTCTGAGTCAGCGCCTTCTAAAACTTCATCACTGTTTAAAGTATTATTATACTTTGCTGGGCTATAGTTTGTTAATTTATCTAACGACACCAATAGTTCCTCTAATGTAATACCTGTTTTCTTAGGATATACTTTTTCAATATAACTTAACTTGTCTTGTGTTAAATCAAACGCACTTAAAATCTCGTGTTTTAAGTTATTAAAATCATAATTGAGTTTGAAATTTTCGGAACTCGAATTGTAATTTTCAAGTATATTTGTTGCTAATTTTTTATAATTTTTAATTGGAATAGGAAAATCACCATGACTACTACTAGCTTCAATATCAAAGCTACATATATTGTATTTTACTAATGTCTCTTTTTCTTTATAATCATAAATATCTTCGTAATCAATACTATATTCATAAGAGCAATTTGTTGTCTTATTAGCAATAGTTCGCACTTTATTTGAAGGAATTTTTATCCATCCACTTGGACTAATGTGTTTTTCATGAAAGAATTTTAATAGTGGCGGAATATCTGCCTCATATAAATAACAATGTGTTATTCCAATATCATCACTATATTTATAACCATCTTCTTTTAATGTTCTTTCAAATTGACCTGATTTACTTGTTTTATCATCGTAAAATATTTTTTTTAATTTATTATATGCTCCAGTATTAGTAAATGAAATTTTAATGAAATTGTGTAATTTCTTATTATCAAAACCATACAACTTGTGCCGTTTTACTAACATACATTCAACTATTGAGTCTTCATAATAATTACCAACCAATTGTTTCATATGTCCTAGAAATTCATTTTTACGTTGGTCATTCCAGTTTTCGCTAACCATGATGTAGAAAAATGGATAAAACTTTTCTATAAATATGGATGCTGTCTTATTTGATGAATTTATTCCAAATGCCTGAATAATAAATTGTTTATTATCTTTATAATGGTTTCCTTTACTATTTTCCTCTAACACATTGTAATCATAACATTTAAAACACTTATATGTTGTCATATTATTTAATAAACTATTTAATTGCTAGTCTTTAAATTTATAATAACTTTTCAATTTTTTATATAATTTTTTTATATAATTTTTTATATAATTTTTTATATAATTTTTTTATATAAATTTTTATATAATTTTTATATAATTTTTTATATAAATATAAATAAATGTCGACTGTTCCTAAACTAATTTTTATTGTCCCATATAGAGATCGCGAAAAACAAAAGCAACACTTTTCTATATATATGAAATATATTATGGAAGACTATAACAAAGATGACTATGAAATATATTATAGTCATCAAACTGATTCTAGAATGTTCAATCGCGGAGCAACAAAAAATATTGGTTTTCTGGTTATGAAAGAAAAATATCCAAATGATTATAAAAATATTACTTTTGTATTTAATGATGTTGATACATTACCTACAATTAAAAATATATTTGATTATGTAACATATCCAGGAACAGTGAAACATTTTTATGGTTTTACTTTTGCTTTAGGAGGAATAGTTTCAATAAATGGAGGTGATTTTGAAAAATGCAATGGGTTCCCAAATAATTGGGGATGGGGACTAGAAGACAATGCTTTAAACGATAGGGTTCTAGAACAATCATTAACTATTAACAGGGACCAATTTTGGCCTATTAATTCTAAGAACATTATTCATTTATACGACGACCCCACAAGACTAGTTAACACTAGAGAACCATTGGCTTATATTAATGGTAAATTGATTGATAATTTAAATAATATAAGTAATTTATATTATTCAATTGTTAATAATGTAAATCAAGACACCAATAAAATAAGTAATGTAAATGAAGACACCAATAAAATAAGTGCTATAAAACAAAATGAATATATTATAAATATACATAATTTTGAAACATTAATTCCTAGCACTAGTACTTATTATAAACAAAATATGTTAGAAAATACTACACTAAATGCATATAAAACTTCAACGTTAATAAGAAGAAATGTTAAACCACGCTGGTTACTAACTAAGACTTTTAACAAATGAAATAGGGTTTTTATTCAACACTAACTACTTTTGCCAAGTTGCGTGGTTTATCTGGATTTATATGCTTACCTAATGACACCTCATATGCTAGTTTTTGTAATGTTATTATGTATAAAATTTCATTATAATAGTCAAGATTTACTAATAATATAAATTTGTCTTCACTTAATTTTAAGTCATCTATAATATTTTGAGAGTTTGTTATAACAAATATGTTTGTTTCTCGAGCAATTATTTCATAATATGTTGATTTTAAAGTATTTAGATCCTTAGTATTATGTATATCTATTAATAATAGTGTTAAATTTGAACTAGTTAACAGCGCAAATGGTCCATGTTTTAATGAACTAGCACTAAAACCTTCACAATGGATATAACAAACTTCTTTGATTTTTAAAGCACCTTCACATGCAATTGGATATAATTTGTCTTTTCCTAATATAAATATACTTGTTACACAATTGTTAATAATAAAATCTTTTAATTTACCAATTTTATTCATAAAATTTATATCATATAATAGTTGTCTTACACTATTTGGAAGAATTCTAAGAGTGTCTATTTTATTATTATTACTATAATAATCATTATTTACAAACCACATACTAAGTAAGCTTAATATTATTAACATGCTTGTAAATGATTTTGTTGAAGCAACACTAATTTCTGTTCCGGCATTCATATATATTCCACAATCCACTTCGCGCGCTATTAATGAATCTACTTTATTTATTATACCCAAAGTTACGCATTTCTTGGCTTTACAAATTTTCAAACAATTATATAGATCCATGGTTTCACCTGATTGTGATAAAAATACGCACAACGACGTACAATGATTTTTAATATTAGGCAAAATATTTTCGTTAAACTCACACGCATTTACACTTTTAACGCATACAAATTGTTTTAGTTCATTTAAATATAGCTCTCCTATTAATGAAGCATTATAACTTGTGCCGCAACCAATTAAATAAATAAATTCTATATACTTTATAATATTACTTATGTTATCTAATCCTCCCAATTTGATAATATTATTATTAATACGACCACCATAATTATATGCTTTTTGTAGTGTTTCTGGTTGTTCCATTATTTCTTTTAACATCCAATGACTATAATTTCCTTTGTTTTCAACTATATTTTCATAACATACTTTTTTAATAGTATAATTAGATAAATCAATTAAATTAGATAAATTAGATGAATTAGATGAATTAGATAAATTAGATAAATCATCGATTTGAATTTGGTCTATATCTACAAGTGACCTCATATTATTTATTAAATTAGCATAACTACCATTACTTATTTTAATAATATTATTATCCTTCAACGGAATATATTCACTTATTAAGCCAGCAAAACCATTTGTTTCTGACGTACATATTATAAAATCGTTATTATAACCTAATAATAATGGAGACCCTTTTCTTGTCACATAGTATGTGTCTAATTGTTTGGTATAAATAATTACAAGAGCCCACGTTCCTTCTAACTGACTTAGCGTTTTTTTTATTGCTTCTTCAATATTACATTCCATAACTATAATATAATATTCTATTAAATTAGCAATAACTTCGCTATCTGTATCGCTGTAAAAATTATAATTCTTAGATTGTAAAAACTCTTTAATTTCCATAAAATTATTTATTATACCATTATGAACTAGTATAATTTGATTGTGTTGTGATATATGTGGATGCGCATTAGCATCCGTCTTTCCACCATGAGTAGCCCATCTTGTATGACCTAGTGCTATTCTAGAAAACAGTTTTTGCTTGTATACTTGTTGCTGTTGTAAGTCATTTGTTTCATATAATGATTGTACTAAATCAAAACAATCATATTTTGGTGTTGATGCTTTTTTTATTACTTCAAACTTGCTTGTCAAGTCATTATAATAACATATTCCAATTGAGTCATAGCCTCTATTTTGTATTAATTCTAAACTATTAAAAATATGTTTTAATGAATTTTTTGTTTTTTTGGAATATATAAACGTTATTCCGCACATAACATAATATAAATATAAAAATTTTTATGTTTATATTATAAATTGTAGATGTTATAAATATTAGATGTTATAAAGACTACAAATAATAACCTTTTCCTGGTTTAAATATTTTAAAACGAGGCGTATAAGGAACTATGTTAACATAATTAACTTGTGTTGGTAAAGGGGTCTTATTACTTATGCTTTCTCTTAAATCTTCTATACATTGTTGAGATAGTCTATTGCGCCTATTTGACCTAACTAAATTAGCATAATTTTGCTTTGCTAATTTATTTGTTGTAAAAGTTCGATTATCTTTTGCAGAACTATGTTTATTTGCGTTAATTTTATTTTTAATTATCTCTTCTGTGCTATTCTTACATTGTTCATCTATTTGGTATTGGTTAATAAACCCACGTCCAATAATAGCATTTTCATCATATGCTTTAATTGATAATAGCTTTGGAATATTATTTAATCCAATAAGCCCTTGTATCATTTTTCTTGATAAATTACTACCATTTTTCTCTGGAATAATTATACTGTTTAATGTTGAAGTGCTTGCTCCTGGTAAAAGCTCAATTGCCTTAGATATTGTATCAACATTACTTGGATCTCTAATAATTTCAATATTATTATTTGGATATCTATAAAGGGGATTTGGATCTGTTTCTGGATTATGATATATATATATACATTCTATGTCTTTAAAATCGCGTTGTGGTGTTGTATAAATTAAACTCTCAAAGCTTATAGAATTAGTATTTATTAAGTTGTTATTATTAAGAATATCGAAAGTAAAAAATATATTAAAATAGACATCATAGGTAAATCTTACATCTAAAAGCACTGGTTTAAGTAGACTATAATATGAATTTTCAATAGTTATTTGAGTTTCATTTATAGAATTTAAATTGTTAGGTTTTGTTATACTTACTATATCAAAACTAATTGTATTGGTGCTATAAGTGCTATTAGTAGTGAAGTAATTAATATTTGGTTTTATAATGCTACCATATTCATCAGTGAATGCAAGATTATTAAACTCATTATAATAAGTTTGTAAGTTGCTAGTATCAAATAAATTAGTAAAATTAATAGTAAATATTTTATTAATACTGGTAAAAATATTATATATACTAATATTCTTCAAAAGTATATTTGCTACTAACTCAATATCATATAAATACTCAGTATCAATATATTGTTGAAGGCTATCATATTTTTTTTTGATATTAAGTGGATTATAAATAGAGTTAATATTAATATTTTCTACAAAGTTTATTTTACGTGAATCATATGGAAAATTAATGTGTTTATATATATCACTTTGAACAAGACCTGTTCTAAAATTCCCCAAAGATAAATAAATAATATATGTGTTCTCTTTTTTTGTAGTAAAATTAATAGGCTTTGATGGTGTTGACACTTGTACGTTTGAAAAATGTATATCAGAGTTAGCATCAAATAATATTTGGCTTTTTGTGTTTTTTACTAATACAAAATTATTTGTTTTGATCAAAAAGGTCTCAAAACTTATTGTCAGCATAGTACCAGGCTTATTTACATAACTCAAGTCAATTTCATAGACTATACTATTATTATTAATAGTGTCCTTTTTATATATATTATTATATATACTAAAAAACAAAGGGCTAGTGATTTGTGTTAATGATGTTATATCAGAAATATCACTAAATCTAGTAAAAGTATTGAGACTAGTATCTCTATATAAATTACTAGAGGCATCAGATGGTGTTATAGTTTTAATTTTACATATTAAACCATTATAACATATATCAGACTCTGCTCCTGTGGTAAAAAAATTACTACTAAAATCTTTTGATATATAGTCTTTTATATTTAGTTTATAATAATTAGAATTAGGATTAATAACACTATTAGTCTGAATATTAAAATAATAATTTAAATTAAAAAATTTTCTTACATTAGTAGTTGTGATGTTTTCTACTAAATAATTATTTTCTTGTATATAATTATTGCTTATATCAGTATTTTTAATAAATAATATTTTACCAAATTTGTTGTTATCAGTAAAAATGAATTTTATGTTATTTTTAATATTATTTAATGTTAAAAAACAATTACTTACTGAAGGGGAAGTGTTAAGAGCAGTATTGTAGTTTAATATTATTATATTAGTATAGTTAGATAAACTAGACAAAAAAGAATGTGTATTATTAGTATAGTTAGGATTTGTGACTTTTGTTCTTATTAAAATTTTTGCTCCATCACTAACATTGTCTATTTTATTTTGTGTCAAAATAATATAGTTGAGAAGGGAGTTTGGGTTGAAGTTAAGCGCCATATAATTAGAAATAACATTATAATATTTATAACATTATAATATTTATAACATTATAATATTATAATATTATAATATTTATAAATTTATGATATTTATAAATTTATGATATTATATCAGTATTATTAAAATACCAATTTGTTGATAAATAATCTGCTTTTGTATCGCTAAGCTTACTTTCTTTGCTTGATTTAAGATTTGGACCTTTATACATTATTGAATTTATTTCGAAAGTTCCTATAGCATAATTATAATATTTTAAATTAGAAATAGCACCATCAAATCCTCCATTATAATTAACATATAAATTATCATAGTTTTGTTTAATAATATTTGATAATTTATGACGTTTTGTTAAATTACCATTTATGTAAATATCAACTACATTTTGCGCTGTAGTTCTAATTACTACACATACCCATTTTTTTATAGGAATACCATCTACATATATGTCATCATAATATGTATTATTATTATTTTCATTATTATGAAAAACATTTACTCTAACTAACATTCCTAAAAGGGGGAACTTATCTAACAAATTATCGCTAATATTTTTTTTACCATTATATAAATATACGCCCGGACAATTGTTTGGACCAAATATTCCTGTTCCTCCTTCCCCTTGTGAATTTGGTGAAGATCCTTTATTGAAAACGTGTTTAAAGTCAATTGTTTCTTTATAATCTGTATCATTAACATGTATCCAAAATGCGTAAGAAAATTCTATTCCTTCATATTCGTTAATACTGCGCAAAATAGGAATTGATGCTTTTTCGCCTAAAGACTGTGTAATAGTTACTCCTTCTGTTCCATCTTTTAATCCATATATTAAAAATGGTGTTTCCGATGGTGAAAAAAAGTAATATAATAATTTACTTCCAACATAAAATAATAAAGAAAAAATAATTATTATTGCTAATAAAAATGTAATTTTTGCTATCATTGTATTTGATGATAAAAAATCATTTGCCGATTTTAATCTTGATTCGGCAGTATATGGAATAGCTGCATTAATATTTTTTGAAATATTAGTAAATATACTTTCTGGAGGATTCATAATATTAATATATAATATTATATAAATTATATAAATTATATTTCAAAACTGCCTTTTTCTGTATTATACTCTAAAAAGCTTACTTTTAATCTATATTTATTAAATAATGATTTTGCTAATGATTTATCAATGCCTTCTTTATAAATATTGTATGCTTCTTGTGGATTTATAGAATCATTTTCATATCGAATTCGCGTAATAAAGCCTTCGAAGCCACTGTTAAGACCTTCATTATTTGCTGCGCCTGTGCCTTGAGCCATATTTCCTATATATATATTTTTTTTCTCACTTGTGCTATAAAAATTATTATATAATCCATGCATTATAAATGAATTTCGTAACTTTCCATCTAAATATACATCTAATGTTCTTGTGTCAACACTTAATGTTAAATTATTCCATTTTTGAACTGATATATTTGGTATTTTATATCTTGTGTAATTTCTTCTATTAACTAAAGCACTTCTTGCTCTACCCAATGAATTATTATCTAAATATGTTTCAATATCAATTAATAAATTGTTTTCATATTTATCTAAAGCAATATTTATATTTTTAGGTTTAATTTGGTTTAAACTAATATCTTTTTCAACTTTAGTGCTTAGTCCACTTAACATTGAAGCTAGTTCTGGTAATGTTGGTGCTTTTGAATCAACAGCCATATATAAGACATTTTTTTCGTTTGATATATTATTGCCCCAATTATCTATGTAAAACCATACACTTAATGTAAAATTTGATGAGCTATTTTCTGGAATATCTTTTGCCATTATTACATTAGTATTTGATACAAACAATGAACCTACTGTACTTTGTAGTTCTACTGGTGCGGCAGCATCACACATAACATCATAAATTATATTTGTTTTGAAAAATAGATTGCGAAGGCCCCATATTACCACAATAATCAAGATTATTACAATAATAATATTAAATATGCCCATATTATAATATTAAAATATTAAAATATTATAAATCTTAAATATAAAATCTTAAATATAAAATCTTAAATGTAAAATCTTAAATGTAAAATCTTAAATGTAAAATCTTAAATGTAAAATCTTAAATGTAAAATCTTAAATGTAAAATCTTATTTGTTATTTGTTAAATTATATAATAACTCAATTGTTAGTGGACTTGTTATTTCACTATAATAGTTTATTTCTTTAATACTTCCATGTATTCCTTCATTTTCTCCTATTGTTACTTTATCGCCTTTAAAATATGGGGTTATATTTTTTTTTGTACCGACTAATTTACCATCTATAAAAACATCTATATTATTATTGGAATAATTAATAACAAAAAACAACCATTTTTGATGTTTTATATGTTTTCCTTCATATATAGTATCTAACTGGTCTCCTTTATTATTAAGTGTTCTAGATCTAACAATGATGGATTGTGATTTTCCATTATAATATATTACTGGTTTATAAGCATAATTAAATATTTCAGTATCTTTATTATAAGCTATTGATGTATTTGTAGGTTGTGGATTTATATAAACATAAAAACTTATACTATATGTATAATTGTATGGAAATTTGTTTATAGCTTTGGGTGGATCATAAAAACTTGTTTTTATATTATATATTCCATTATAATCATTTTTCAATAATTTAAAATTATAACCTTTTGTGTCGCTTATATTGTCTTTTGTTTGGTTAGTTATATCTTTAGATTCTGGAGCTATTTCTGTTAAACTATCAAGTGCTTTAAATAATGTATTTTCTTGCTTATTTAAATTTAATCTAGTTAATAACGCATCTATAGGATTTGTTATAATAGGATTGCTTGTGCTATCAGTTTTAGGTATTGGAATATCAATAGTAGAATTAACATTTTTGTTAAGATTTTGATATATACCAATAACCTTTTTTTCATTTAAATAATAAGGGTCTGTTCCTTTTAATAGGCTGCTTTTGTTAAGTGTTCTAAAATATTTAAATAAGAATGGCAATACAAATAGCAGTGTTATTAGTAGTAATAGTATAAAAAGTAATAAATATACGGGACTGGGTGTTAGTTTAATATCTTTATTGATTTCATCAATAACAATTAATAACAAACAAGGTATAAAGAATATAGTTTTTTTGATAATACAAATGTAATCATAAATAAAGAGAGACTTACTTGTATCACTGTATTCACAAGAGTCATCTGAACCGTGTGTTTTTATTGAAAATAGTGCGGCAAAAATTGCTAATACAACAATTACAATTGTTAGGCTTATTATTGATTGTGTAATACTAAACGAATTAGTATTTTTTTGTGAATATAGCACATAGTTGATTATGTATATAATACTTATTAGTATAAATAATAATAGCCCAATATACAAGAATAAAATTCTTAATGGTTTTAAATATGTGGTTTGAATTTTTGTAGTATCTATATTATAACTAATAGCATCGTAACCTGATGAAGTTAACTCCTTATCACCGTTATCCCTAACTATTGCAAGTCTCTCATTTGGATTAATCTTATTATTATTATTATTTCTAAATACTAGAAACATAAAATAAAGGACTCCAACGCCTAACAATACTATTGCTCCTAATATTTCATAAGGTGTATTTTTTATTCCAAATGTATTGTAATAACTATTTAAATAATATACTAGACCAAATACTAGTAAAATGACTAACCCGTTAATGTATCTATAGTAAAAATATTCATAGTCGGAAGAGTCTGTTTTTTTGAATTTTATTCCATTAATTAACACATCTGTTGAAATACTTATACTATTTTTTAAGAAATTTACTGTTTTATCTGAATATTCACTAATTTTATTAAAACCAGTTTTTAATAATTGTGTCATTATTAGATAATATTAATAATATAAATTAATAAATTTATATTATTCACTGTTATAAATTTGTTACATAAAGTTTGTATACCAACTGTTACAAATTTTCATATGCTGTTTTTTTTCCATGACAATCTCTACACAAAGCTACTAAATTGTCAATAGCATTAGATCCTCCATATTCTAGTTTCATAACATGGTCTACTTCAAACCATGCCGGCAACTGTTTTTGGCAACTTTTACAATGCCAATTTTGTGAAGCCGCTACAAACTTCTTTTTGGTTTCACTTACACTTCTTTTTGTTGAAGTATTTCCAGATTGTAATATTTTTTGTTGCTGCTTTGTCATATTATTATAATTCGCATTTATTGACTTTTGTAAATGTTGAGACTCTCTATAGTTTGTTCCAGCACTAAAATTATAATTGTTATTTAATTCATTACTTATTGATTTAGATGTAAAATCAATAATTGGAGTTATAATACTAGCTGTGTTTCTATCTATTGGTAAATATTTAATGTAACCATTTGTATTAACTACAAAATCTTTATAGTTTGCGGGATTTTTCTTTATAAATAAATATATACATAGTCCAACAAAAGCGATTAGTCCCATTTTATAATATTTTTCATAATTTTTAAGTTTAGCTAGTAATTTACCTTCAAAGTATGTATTAAGCAATACAAAACCCGTTATAGTTAATATGAGCAATTCAAATTTCATATTTATTATTAATAATTATAATAATATATTAATTATAGTAAATATAATATAATTATACGTTATAAATTTATTATAAAAAATTTATAATAAAAATAAAAAACTATTATTTAAACTTAATAGTGAGTCCAATTATTACTAATACTAACAATAGTACTAAGCTCCCAAAAATGTATTTTTGCTTATTTCTGCTTTCTTCATATTTTTTTAGCTCCTTAATTTTATAGTTTTCATAATATTTATTCATTGCGTCATAATAAGTTAGTTCTGGTTTTCCTAAATAAATATTTATTTTATTATGTATAAAATGCACCCATTTTACAAACGACTCACGAGAGTCTAAATATGGTGTAACAGGATAAGCATCTAAAAATTTACTAAATACATTACCAATGTCACTAATTGGTAAAAACAACGGTAAATTTGTTATAAAGTCATAATATTTCTTTTTTGTTGAATCATTGCTATTGTTAGGATAACTTAAGGCAATTGTATATAAAACAAACCAATAATGTGGTCCCCATATTATTGGGTTTAATACATTATTATTAGACATATTATTATTAGACATATTATTATTTGACATAACTTATAAATAACATTAACAAAACTATTGCGTATTTTTACCATAAAAACTCTTATTTAGTTCATATATTAATTTAAGTGTTATAATAATCATTATAACTTTATATAAATTGATTGAATTGTCAAACAGTTTACCATTTAAGAATGTGTGTTGGTTTGTTAATATATGACTAACAACTCCTAATGGTAAAAGCATTATATAATATACTTGTCTATTTAGTCCAGTATATACTCTTATAAATGGTTCAATCAAATAGGCAATAAAAAACGTCATAAATAAATCAAATAATGACATGCCTAAATTACTTGAATTATAATATGGTTGCTCAAATTGAATGCGATAACTTCGTAGTTCTTTTATATCCATTTTGTATATATTATATTTTATTCTTAAAATCCGATTTAAATCATAAATTCATTCCAGTCATAGTCTTCTTCGTGTTTTAAGCATTTGCTATTGTTTAGTTCAAACATTTTTTGTCTTATTAATTCCAGATTTTTTTTAGCTTCTTCGTGGTTCTCTTCGGCATCTTCAAGATTATACTGTAATTCCATCGAGACTGAATAGTTATGATCAATTTGATAGTTAATTAAATCTGCTTCTGCGTTGTTTAGTTCTATATGAGAATAACCTAATATCTCAATAGCTTCTTCAAGCTCTCTTTCACAAACTAATTGTTCAAAAGATAGTGATTGTATTTTTTCCAACTTTTTAAATAGCTCATTATGTTGTTGCGAAACACGCCATCTACAATAGTCTAAGCGGAAGCCATAATTATTTAAATTTATATTTTCATTTACAAGCTGTCTTGCTATAAGTCTTTTCATTCTATTAGAAACAACTAACCATTGCCTAAAATCGTCGTTTTCATTATATACTTTACACACATTAATACCAAAATGCTGGCTACCTTTACTTGTTTCATGATATACATAATACCTTGGATAATCTTGACATTTTCTTTCTGAATCGTAGCTTGTCTGATAAGTCTGCATTTAACATTAATAAGATTTATAATCTTACAATAACATCTCAATTTTTATTTATCAATATAATATATTATATTTTATTCTTAAAACCTTTAAAATGTGTATTTTAAATAAATATAAAACTATAACACGTTAATAGTTTAACTAACTATTAACGTAACCTATGAATATTAAGAAGCAAGTATTTTGCAACAATTGTGGTAAATTAGGACACTTATTTCATAATTGTCGTGTTCCTATAACTAGTATTGGAATTATTCCGTTACGAATAGTTAAAAAGTTTAATCCTGATTTACAAGTTAATGAAAATGTTATTGAACTATTAATAATAAAGCGGAAAGACAGCTTGGCCTTTATAGATTTTATGAGAGGAAAATATATTATGGAAGACAAAAATTATATTTTAAATTTATTAAATAATATGAGCGTAAATGAGAGAAGTTATTTGCTAACTAATGATTTTGACACAATATGGAGTTATTTATGGAATTATAATACAAATAATTTATACAGAAATGAAGAAAAGTTGTCAAAAATAAAATTCAACAAATTAAAATTTGGCTTTACAAATATTTTAGAAA